TCAGGCGGCAGGTGCGACCGTCTGCGGCCGCACGGCTGCGACCCGCATCACATAGAACCCGACGTGATCGTCTTGCCGTCTGGTGGTCAGCAGGCCACGGCGCCGGCCGTGGCGAATCACACGCCGCAACACTTCACGGGGCAGTCCCACGTCTTCCACATGCGCGGCCGCGGCCGGCGCCGGGATCCACTGCTTGTACGGGAAGCGCATCAGGGCCGCGTCGATGTCCGTTGGCGGGGCGGGCGCGGGCGAGGTCGTCACGGGGTGCTCCTTCTCTTCGGGTCGGGGCGCCCGCCGAGGTGCTCTCCCCGACGCTCGCCTGCAGCCAGGAGATTACAGTAAACCGAGGCGACGCGGCCATCGCACATGCGTACGGTGACTGGCGGAAGTTGGCCGGTTATGCTTCATTCGCGCCACTGCGGAAGACGATCCTCCTGTACCACCGGCTGGGTGTTCTGGGCTTTCCGAACCGCACGTCGGGCGCCCAATCGGCACATGGGGGGACTTCACGCCGTGACCGACACAGCAGCAACCACCGACCAACTCATCGCCCGCGTGGCCGCCGGCGGCGCCGACGCGCCCTCGGCCATGAGCGAGTTGTACTCGCTCCTCCACTCGACCGTTTACAACTGGGTCCGCGGGTACGTCCGCGACCCGCACATCGCCGAGGACCTCGCCCAAGAGGTCTGGATCAAAGTGGCGCAAAACGTGGGGCGGTACCGGCCCGGGACGAACCTCATGGGCTGGCTGGCGACGATCACGCGGAACACAGCTCTCGACCACCTGCGCAAGGTGCAGCGGCGCCCCACCGAGGTTCTGCAGGCCGATGACCTGCAACTCGACCGGCCCAAGCCCGGCCTGTCGGTGCCTCAGCAGGTCGAACGCCGGCAGCTTGCCGAAGCCATCGCCGCACGGATGCAGGAACTCAAGCCGGATCAGCGCACCTGCCTGCGGCTCCGTTTTTTCGACGGGTGCAGTCCCGCGCATACTGCAGAGATCATGGGCAAGACGGAGGGCGCAGTGCGCACCTTGACGGTACGGTCGTTGCGCCGGCTGGCCCAGGTACTTCCGGAGGGGGACTCTTCCGCCGAGTTGGTGGAGGAGCTGCTGACCATCGCAGTAGGCAGAGGAAAAGTTGTCGGTGTTCGGGTGCAGACCACACAGGAGAGGGCGCCTCATGTTGCGACGCGCTGACAAGACAGGCGAGCGTCTCGAGCGCGCGCTCGAGGGCGGCCCGATCCCTCACGACACCGAGACCCGGCGCGCCCTGGCGGCTGCGGGCGCCCTGGCCCCGGGCCACACCCGCAGTGCGGCCCGGATCGAGCAGACGCGCGAAGCGATGATGGCGGCCCTCATGCGGACCTTGAACCCGCTGGAGAGCCGCGACGACGCCGGCACCGACGACGGCCTGGACGAGGTGGAGCTCCACCGCACCGAGATCGCGCTGCCCGGCGGGGGCCAGCTCATCGTGTCCGACCTCGAGGAACTTACCCCTGAGCGGGTCGAGGAGTCCGCCGCGGCGATTGCCGAGATACTCGCGCGCAGGGCGAAGGACCGCCAGAGTTGAGCCGTCCCACCGAGAAACTCGACATCGTCGTCGGGCCGTTCCCGACCGATGCCGCGCTCTACAACATCAACGGCGTACGCACCCTGTTCATGGGCGAGGGGCAGACGTTCACCCGGGCCGTGAGCAACCTGCGGAACGTGCTGCCCGGCATCACCATCGAGGCCGCCGAGCGGATGATCCGGGAACAGTGCCCCGAGTTCGTCGACCTCGACGACATGCTCGGGCTGTCCGCCCCGGCATGTCCCAGCGTGGAACGCCCGCCAGCCGCCCCCGCGGACGACGAGGCCACCAAGGAGCAGTACCAGGGCACCCGCCGCCGGAAGGCCTTCCTTGTCGCCGCGCTACTCCCTGCTCTAGCTGCGAGCTGGGCCCTGGGCCGGTACACAAACGTGGCTAACACCGGGCCGGTGCAGACCAAGGCCAGCGCGCCGGCCGCGACTCCGCACGCCGACCCTACGGTCGAGGATGCGCCGTTCAACGACGACAAGTTCGGCTTCTTCTCGGACGCCAGCAACATCGACTGTGACCCGGTGAGCCCCCTCGAGGCCGAGTGCACCGACACCGACGGAATGGTCATGTCGACCAAGGCCGCCACGGGCCCGGACTCGACGATCTTCACTTTCTCGTACGGCTCGGAACAGATCGGGCTACGCATCTTCTACGACGCTGACTATGCCCACACCTGGGCACGTCAGGACGGGTCGCGGCAGATGTACCAACACATGAAGGTCTACGGCCGGTACGTACTGTGGGGTACCGACCCTCAGCGGATCGGCGAGTATGTGAAGCTGCTCAAGCAGGCAGACCACGCCACCCCGGCCCCCATGGGCAGGGCCACCCCCCTGCCGCCGCGACTGGCCGCCCTCACCCTGGGCACCCTCGGTCTGGACCGCCAAGCGGTGAACCACATCTTCGCGGAGCCCGCGGTGGCCTCGATTGACGCGCCCGCCATGATCGCGGCGCGGCTCGTACTGGGCCTGGACACCGCGCCCGTCTACGGCGGACACGACGGTGATGACATCGTGGCACTCGCCATGGGCATCGAACCCCCGGTGTCGCGAGGGTCTGGGGGGACCGGAGGCGTTTTGGTGACGGATCCCACGCCAGCCCCGCAGACGCCGACCCAGCCCCCGACGACTACTCCGGCCCCGTCCCCGACGACTCCGGCTCCGCCCACCACATCGCCGGCGCCGCCGACCGGGCCGACGACCCCCACGACAACGGACCCGTCTACGCCGACTCAGCCCACGACACCGACGGCGCCGCCGAGCACGTCGACGCCTCCACCGGCGAACACAACACCCCCGCCGCCGGAGAACACGACGCCGCCGCCCACCAGCCCGCCGCCCCCGTCGGATCCGGCGCCCACGCCGAGCCAGCCCGAGCCGCCGGAGACCAGCACCCCGCCGGTCGACGAGACGCCGGAGCCACCCGCCGACGGGACGCCGACCACGCCACCGGAAGACAACCCGAGTTCACCCGGCACGGCCGACGGGGGAGGGGCGCCCACCGGTCAGGAGCCGGCCGCGCCCGACGGCACCGCGGACCAGGACGACGACAGCGGGGACCTGCTCATCCTGGACTCCGCCTGGACCGTGCCTGTCGCTCCCGCTGCCTGAACAACCCGAAGGGGGCCCCGGACACTGGTCCTGGGCCCCCTTCGCGCGCAGTCGGTCAGAACGGCGGCTCGTCGCCTGCCGGTCCCGCCCACGGGTCGTCGGCGGCCGGGCGCCCTGCAGCCGGCGCGGAACGCTGTGCGCCGCCGGTCTTGGTGACCTTCGCGGTGGCGTTGCGCAGGCTGGCAGCGACCTCCTCGACGTCCAGCTCGTACACCGTGCGCTTGACGCCCTCACGGTCCTCGTAAGACCGCTGCTTGAGGCGCCCCTGGACAATGACGCGCATGCCGCGCTGCAGGGACTCGGTGACGTTCTCGGCCGCCTGGCGCCACACGGCGCAGGTGAGGAACAGGCTTTCGCCGTCCTTCCACTCGTTGGTCTGCCGGTCGAAGGTGCGCGGAGTCGAGGCGACGCGGAACTTGGCCACCGCGGCGCCGGAGGGAGTGAAGCGGAGTTCGGGGTCGTCGACCAGGTTGCCGATGACGGTGATGACGGTCTCGCCTGCCACGGGCGGGCCTTTCAGGAGTCGGGGCCGACCCGCAAGGGCGGGCCGGCCGGGCGGATCAGGAGAACAGCAGACGCCAGGTCAGCGGCCCGGGAAGGCCGTCCGCGTCCCCCCGCAGCTCCGCGCGGGAGAGCTGGAAGTCACGCACGTTCAGCCGGTCGGCCTCGCCCCACTCCTCGGACGGGCCGACGCGGTAGTGCTTGCCGAACCCCTTCCGCACCAGGCGCTCGCCGAGCTGCTTGATGTACTTGTTCGACTTGCCGGGGCCGAAGAACTGTCGGCCGGGGAACGCCGGCGGGGGTGTCGGCTTCGGCTTGCCCGGGGTGCCGCCGCCCGATCCGCCGGTGCCGCCGCCGCTGACGAGGGCCTTCGCCTTGCCGAGGATCTTCTGGAAAGGAATGTTGCCCGGGTCTCCGTGCACGTTCTCCGGGACGTGCTGATGGCCGCAGATCCCCTTGAACGCCTCCCACTCGGCGAAGGACATGCGCGCGCTGGTGCCGCCGTAGGAGGACGGGTAGGCCAGCCACTTGTCGGGGCCGGTCAGCGGGATGCCGATGTTGGTGTGCATCCACGCGATCAGCTCGGCGAGGGCGTCGTACGCCCACTCGGGGGCGTCGGGCCAGTAGATGTAATCCACCCCGGCCCGGAGCTTGCCCCACGACGTCTTGTGGGCCGGGTCGCACGTGCCGATGAGTTCGACCTGGATGACGTTCAGGGTGTTGGTCTCGACTCCGCCGGGGTGGTTCTCCAGCGCGCGGGCGGACCGGTTCAGCGCGAAGTGCTGGTAGATCGTGAACTTCTTCGCGCCGAAGTCGGGGCCGGCCGTGAGGGTCGGCGCGTTGGACCCGTGAGCGTAGTCGTCGACGTTGGTGCCCTCGGTGGTGTGCAGGCACAGCACGTTCGGGGTCATCAGGTCGCCCTCGTACGTGTCGCCGTACCAGTGCGAACCGCGGATGGCGCCCGGGTACAGGGTGGGGATGGTCACGGTGCTTTCCTCCGGTGCTGGTGAGCAAGGAGGGAGCACCGTGCAGGGCGCTGGTGGTTAACGTCGCGTCGTGGCCGTCAGTCGACGACCTCGGCGTCGACGACGCTGCCGTCCTCCAGCTCCGGCGGGTACTCGACCGCGAACAGGCTGCGGTCCAGGCGCTCGGCGAGCGCGGACAGGTCGACGGCCTGGTCCTCGGCGCCGGCCGCCATGTCGCCCAGGCCGGTGATCTCGACCGCGACGACTGCGTCCTTGCCGTAGTGCTCGCGGTGTTGCCGCTCGAGGTACCAGGCATCGGCGCGCCAGTCGGGCGAGGTGCGGTCCTCCACCGTCTCCTCGACGATGTCGCCGGTCACGGAGTCCCGGAAGCGGCGGGTGGTCACCTTGGTGACGATGCCGCCATCGGCGACCCTGCGGATGTTCATCATGGCGCGCGCGGCCGCGCTGGCGCGGGCGGTGCGGACCTTCTCGTACAGCGCCGCGTACTCCTCCTCGTGCGGGTCCGGGGCCTCGCCGGCTTCGCGGGCCTCGATCTCTGCGCGGCCGCGGGCCATCCAGGACAGGAAGCTCGAGCGGGACACTCCGGCCATCTCTGCGGCCAGCTCGACAGCAACGCCCGTGCGCGAGGCCGCGACCAGGCGGGACTCGACCTCTTCGGAGAGCAGGCGTGGGCGACCGCTGCGGCCCTGGGGCCGGCGTGCCTTGCGTCGGGTGGACATGGCGTTCCTCGAAGGGCGGGTCAGCGGCCGGAGGTGAACAGGTGCCCGCAGGCCGGGCACGTGGTGTGGGCGGAGCGGCCCTCGTCGTCAGGACTCAGTTCGTCGCTGCGCTCTCCGTCGTCGGGCAGGTGCAGCAGGGGTGTCTCGTCTTCGCGGCCGCCGCCTGGCAGGGTCTCGGGGTCGACCTGGCCGAGCATCTTGTCGATCTCGTCGTGCGGGATGGCGAGGCTTTCGAACAGCTCCGCCTCGTTCGTGGCCAGGTCCTCGAGGACCTCGGCGAGTTCGCGGGGGTCCCATCCGCCTTCGCCGGGCAGCCGGTTGAGCTTGATGGCCAGTGCCTCGGCCTCCGCATCAGACTGGGACGACCAGCCGCGCAGGATGGGGACCAGCCAGCCGCCGTCCTCGTCGATGACGATGCCGCGCGGCGCGCGCATCCCGCGGTTCTGCATCTCGAGCAAGGACTCCCGGCGACCGTGGCCGTGGAGTGTCTGCTGGGTGCGCTCGTCGACCACGGGTATCTCGACCAGGCCGTGCATGTCGATCGACGCGATGATGAGTTCGAGTTCGTGCCGCTTGGGGTTGCGGGGCGCCGGCGCCAGGTCATTGAGCGGCACGTAGGCGATGTAGCGCGGCGCGGCGATCGTCTCGGTCACGGCTGGTGCGGTCCTCTCCCATGCGGTCGTTGTCCGGCAGCGGGGGAGGGTTGCGAGCCCGCGGACTTCAACCGCGGCGCCCCGCCTCGCAAGCGGGACATGCCGTCATGGCCGACCCTCACCCGCCGCCGGGCCGACTCCGTCCTCGTTCCGGATGGGGCGGAGCCGGAGCCCCACCGCTTCCAGCGACGTCACCGGGAGCTGCAGAGCCGCGAGGAAGGTAGGCCGCGGCACGGCTAGCGTCGCGTCCTCCACAAGCATGGCGCCACGGTGTACTATTCGATCCGGCTGGGAGAGCAACCCAGCTACCTGGGCCTAGGTGTAACAAAAATCGGCCGGCGACGTACCCCAAGGTGACGACGCCCCGAACACCAGCCCGGGAGGACCAGAACCCTGGGCCAGGCGTCCGGGGAAAGAGAGGAACACCGAGATGTCGAACGACGTCACCGACGGCGCCCAGGCCGACGAGAAGGCCGACGCGCTGCCCCTGGCCACGCTCGGACTCATCGGGGCAGTTGCCCGCGCCATGACGGAACACCAGGCGACCGTGATCGCGCCCAAGGTGGACGCCGTGAAGGACCCCCTCGTCGACGCGTTCCTGACGAGCAAGCAGGGAGACCTCACGATCGAGGTCGGCGGCGAAGAAGTCGGCCACTACACGGTCAAGAAGACCCGCGACAAGATCGTCATCGACGACGAGGCGGCGTTCGACGCGTACGCGGAGGAGAAGGGCGAGTACGACATCCTCTTCGTCCGGAAGCCCTCGTTCGAGAAGGCAGTCCTTGGGCGTGCGACGCGTGACCCGGGGACGGGAGCCATCGTCGACAAGGAGACCGGCGAGATCATCCCTGGCCTGAAGTTCGTGCCGGGCGGCAAGCCCACCGGCACAGTCGGCTGGACCTGGAAGACCTTCCGGGGACAGGCCACCGGCAAGGCCGCCCTGATGGACGCCCTGTTCCGCGGCGACCTTCACGAAGTGCTCAAAGAGACACCGGAGCTGCTGCCCGGCAGCCGGCCCGACGCCAGCACCGAGTGACAACGGCCGCCTGGGCCCGGCCCACCGCGGCCGGACCCCTCTCCCCAGGGACCAGCACCATGACCACCCCGCACACCCGCACCCGGCGCCTGTCCGACCGTGCGCACCGCGTTCTCTTCGAGCTCGCCCTCCACCCTGACGGCGAGTGGGTCGACCTCGAGCGCATCTACACCGGCCTGGGGCTGAACTCCCACCAGGTCCGCAGCGCCATCACCGAGTTGCGCAAGGCGGGCATGGCCGAGCGCCGGTACCGCTACCTGAGCAACGAGACCGGCCACCGCTCCAAGCGCACCGACTTCCGCCTGAGCAACGACACCACCAGCGAGGCCTCCGCATGAGCCGCCTACCCAGCCCCACGGGGATCCGCTTCAACCGGCGCCCCCGTTTCGTCGCCGTGGACTCGCGGACCGTCCGGGACACCTCCATCAGCTACAGAGCACTGGGCCTGTTGGCGTACCTCCTGGACCAAAAAGACGGGTGGCAGGTCCGCTCCGACCAGCTCTCCAAGGGCGAGGGACGCGAGGGGCGTGGTGCCGTCCGTACGATGCTGCGCGAACTCGCAGAGCACGGCTACTACCGCCTCGAGCGCCGTCGGCTTCGCACCGGCAAGTGCGTAATGGGTACGGCCGTCTCGGAGTACCCGGTAGAGCAGTGGATTCGCGACCACGAGATTTTCAGCACCCGACAGAACCCAGCCGTCCCCGTCGTCGAGCAGGAGGACGGCACGTTCCTGGTGGAGTACCCCGACGGCACGTTCGGCAGCGACGGTTTCGAACCCGAGCCGCACGACGACGAGGAGCCAGCCGTCGACCCGGAGCCCGAGCCGGAGGAGCCGGACGAGGAGAAGGCGCCCGCCGCGCCGCCAAAGAAGGCCGCCGCCCGCCGCCCGCGCCGCACCCCGGAGCAGAAGGCCGCCGACGACGCAGAGAAAACCGCCCTGGCGGAGCAGAAGGCCGCGGAGAAGAAGGCCCTGGACGACGCGGCCGAGAAGGTCGCCAAGTGGTGGTGGGACGATGCCGAGAAGCACCTCGGCAAGTACGTCGGCAAGACCAACGGGTACATCGCCATGCGCAGCCAGGTCCGCAAGGCTCTCGAGGCTGGCTACACGCAGCGCCAGTGCGCGGACGCCCTCCGCGAGACGCGCCAGCACCTGCCCAGCGCGCAGCAGTGGCAGAGGGCCCTCGGGATCGCCTCCAACCACATCGCCCCCAGCCGCCCCGCCGGACGCGTGGCGTACAGCGACTCGGCGACCTGGGGCCAGCAGGGCGACACCACGCCCGGCGAGGCCCATAGCAGCACGGAAGACGACTCTGACGACGCCACGTTCGGCGTCCTCGCACGACCGTAAGGAGCGCCCCGATGTCGGTCACCGTGGAGACCCCGACGACCGCTCCGGCCCGTGGCATGAACGCGCTGGGCGACCTGAGCGCGCACGTCATGCGCGTGCTGCAGAACAACGGTGCAGACATGTCCCAGCTCGGCGTCCCGCCCCAGCCGGCGCCCGAAGATGGTCTCTGGGAAGACGTGGCAGTGCCGCAGGCCCGCGCGCGGCGGAACATGTGGCGGAACAGCGTCATCGACGCCAGTTACGACGAGTACCTGCGCTTCCGCTTCGACGACCTGGACCCGAACCAGAAGCCGAAGACGCTGGAGAACTGGCTCGACTCGCTGGTGGAGGCGAAGAAGCTGGGCGCGCGGCCCGACACCATCAACATGATCCTGGCGGGCAACATCGGCAGCGGGAAGACCACCGATGCACTCGCGCTGGGCAACGAGGCAGCCGAGCGCGGCCTGTGGACCCTGCTTGTCAAGCACTCCACTTACCTGACGTGGCTCCAGCCGGACTCCGCTCCGCACAACCTGACCAAGCACCAGGTCCGCAACCGGTTCAGGACCTGCGACCTGCTCATCCTGGACGAACTCTGTGGCGACATGGACCAGATCGCCACCCCGTTCGCGAAGAAGGAAACCGTCGACCTGATCGACGCGCGGATCTCCTCCGGCCGGCCCACGGCGTACACCACCAACGTACGCAGCCGCAGCCAGCCGGGCGGGGGCCTGGGCGTGGTGGACATCCTGGGGGAGCGATTGCTGTCCCGGCTCGAGTCCTCCGCCTACCTGGTGAAGGTCATCGGCCCGGACCGGCGCAGGCCGGCGGTGCCGCTCGACTGGTGACCAGCGGGCCGAATAGCCCCGATTGCCCCGCTTGCTGACGGGGCGTGAACGCAGGAACCGGCACAACAGGCGGAAGACGCTATATCGTTTGGTCGACCCGGAAGGCCACGAGCATAAGCCGACCGGGGAGACCCGAACGAGAGGAAAGGTGTCTTGAAGCGTCTGTTGTCCCGCTCCCGCAATAACGCGGACCTGGCGGCCCCGGACGGCTCCGGCGTCCCGCCGCTCAGCGGCTGGGAGCGCTGGGGAGCCGGCCTGACCGCGCTCGGCGGCGCCGGTGTCGGCGGCCTCGGCTTCTACGCATCGTTCGACGCCGTCTCCAAGGCGGCCGCAAGCTGGGGCTTCACCGACCCGTGGGTCCTGCCCACCGCCATCGACTCCGCCATCCCGGTGTTCACCGGCGCCTACCTCTTCTTGATCCGCATGGACATGCGCCTGTGGTGGGCGCGGCTCGTCCCCTGGGTCCTCAGTCTGGTCACCTGCGCGCTGAACGTCGCGTCCGGCAATGCCTTGTGGTCCAAATTCGCGCACGGCGCCATGGCCCTGCTCTGGGCCGCCGTCTCCGAGATCGCGGCCCACATCTACGCAGTCCGCATCGGCGCAGCCACCGGCCGCCGCCGCCAGATGGACAAGATCCGGTGGGCGCGCTGGATCCTAGCCCCACTGCCCACGTTCCTGCTGTGGCGCCGCATGAAGCTGTGGGAGCTGCGCTCGTACGACCAGGTCCTCCAGCTCGAGCAGGAGCGACTCGTCTACCAGGCGCAGCTCCGCGGCCGGTTCGGTCGCGCCTGGCGCAGGAAGGCTCCCGTCGCCGCGTTGCTGCCGTTGCAGCTCATCCGCGCCGGCGTCCCGCTCGCCGAGACCGCGGCAGCCGGTCTGCGCGCCGCGGACATCGAGCCGACGGGCATCTTCGCCGAGCCGGCCGAGCTGCCCGCGCCGCTCGAGGAGCCGCAGGCCATCGCTCCCGCCCCCGTTCCGGCGGCCGCCGCGCCCCGGCGGCCGCAAGTCACCGCCACCGTCCCCGCCCAGCCGAAGGCCGAACCAGTCAACCTGTCGAAGGCCGACGACGACCAGGCCAACCCCCAGTCCTACGCCCCCCTGCCGGACACAGAGAACGAGCTGTACGCGGTAGTCGTGGCCGCCCTGCAGAACAACCAGATCGCACGCTTCAACAAGGGTGGAGACCTGACCGGGGCCGCCATGGGGGTGGCGCTCGGGCAGACAGCGGGGAACGGCCGCAAGGTACGCAACCGGCTGTTGACCCGCTACGCCGCGTGGCTCAGCGAGCGCGGCGTACCCCTGCCGGAGAACTTCACCGTTGAGGATCTACTGATCAGCGCCGAGGAGCTGGCAGCGACGCCAGCGACCGTGTAAGGCATCCTGCCCCTACCCGTACCGAAGCGGCGGGCCCCCGACCCTGGGGTGCCCGCCGCCTGCATGATCGGACTCTTCCATGACACCGGAGATCCTGGCCCGGATCGCCACCGCCCGCGCCGCACGTGACCTGTCCGACCTCGCCCGGCAGGCAGTTGCGACCACCGCACAGCCCGCCAGCACGGAGGAGCGCATCGAGCAGGCCCGCCGCCTACGCAAGTTGGCTGGCGACGTCGTCGACCTGGTCGCGCTTGCCGAAGCCCTGAGCGGGGCGTCCTGGGAGGAGATCACGGAAGCACTCGGCCGGCGCGACACGGCCACCGTGGAGCAGGAGTTCGCCGCGGACGTCGCCGATTGGGAATCCAAGTCCGAGGCCGAGCTGGAGCGGGCGGCCGCAGGGTTCGAGGATCTTGACGCCTGGTATGCGCGGCACCGCGAGGACCAGGACCCGGAGCTGACAACTCCTGTGGCGGACCTGCTGAACCGGCATTGATCTACCCGACCAGGCGGGTAGAATAGTAAGCCGATGGGACGGCGAGAGGTTAAGGCCTCCGCCGTTGCATCCTCCGCGGGAGAGCAACCCGGGGAACCACGAAGTAGAGGGAACACCCAGATGCCTGGTACCAACGCGCCTCAGCGCGCCCGCAGATCCCGAAAGCCGACCAACCTCGCGAACCCTCCCATCATCCTGCTCGCCGGGCCCGACATGACCGGCCGCAGCACCCAGGCCGCCGAGGGAACCGCGTCCGACCTGGTCGGCATGACCTACTGGATCCAGATCGGCGGGAACAACAACACGGCCGACTACTACGGCAAGGTCAAGGGCGCCAGGTACGAGATCGTCGAACACGACGGGTCCCACGACGACATCTGTGACGCGATCCGCTGGGCATCCGCGCAGCCGCCGCACAACGGCAAGCGCAACATGATCGTCGTCGACGACGGCAGCGCTCTGTGGGACCTCCACAGCGACGAGGTGGCCCGCGTCTCCCAAGCACGCGCCGAACGCAGGGCCCAGACCAGCGGCCGGCGCTACGCCCGGCTCGAAGACCCCTACGTCGACGAGGACCGCGACCTGTGGGTCAAGGCGAAGGAACGGTGGGGCGAGGTCATGTGGCTGCTGCGCCAGCACCCGGGGCCCGTCGTGATGGTGGCCCGCCAGGAGATCGTCACCGCTTACGAGAACGACCACCCGACCCGCTACACCACCCGCCGCCTACGAGCCGAACGGAACCTCCTTGCCTCCGTGGACGCCGTGGTCGAGTTCCACGCAGTCGGGGAGGCGTACGTCACCGGTCTGCACACCATGGAGTACGCCATCGAGGCGGGCCGCCAGTACCCGTTCGCCGGCATCCACCACCTTCTGCGGATGCTTGGCTACGAGGGCTCCGCACAGACCCGCCAGGGCGTCGAATCCCGGCCGGGCGCGTACCTGCAGAACCAGCAGCAGGGCCCCCAGCGACAGCCCCGGCCCGAGCAGCGCAGCCCCCAGAGGCCGAGCCTGACCGGCGCCGCCGCTGAGCAGATGGTCACCCAGGCGCTGCGCTCCGCAGACCCCGAGGCCGCCCTGCTCAACCTCCGCAAGAAGTGGGGCATCGGCGTCCTGCGCACCGTCACCGTCACATCCTGGTGGGGCGATATCAGCGCGGACGAGCTGATCACCAAGTCGTTGGAGCAGGCCCGCAGGATGGCCGGCCGGGGACAGCGGGACGCCGGACACAGGCCCCAGCAGGGGGCCCCGGCTGACGCTCCGCAGACCAGCCACGATGAGCCGCGCGGTCACCAGGCGCACGACGACGAGCCGCCCGTCGACGTGCCACCGGCGCCCCCGCACGAGGACGAGGGCGAGCCGGTCGCACCTGAAGCCCCGGCCGTCTCCGATCCACCGACCGCGGAGGGAGAGACGGAGGAGCCGCCCGCCGAGGATGACGCGCCCCCGCCCCCGCCGGACCCCGAGCACGAGGAGACGCCCCGCGAGCGCCCGGAGGACGTCAGCGAGGCGGAGGAGCCCCAGGTCGTCCCGCCCCCGCGCCGAGACAGGCCACAGCGGCCGGCCGACAAGAGGACGGCGATGGCTCTCAAGGCGCTGATGAACGAGGCTGAAATTCAGGCGCGCCTGAGATTCGTCACCGTGGGTGAACACCTGGGGCCGATCTCCGGGGAGGGCGAGCCCGACCTGATGGTGCTCAAGGACCACATCGTCAAGCACCGGCCCGCGCTGGTCCGGCAGCTCATCACGGAGGGGCAGAGCGAGCTTGCGGAGGCCTACCGCACCGCGGCCGTTCCGGACGTAAGCCTGCCGAAGCTGTTCGCGCCCTACTTCGAGAGCGCGCCCGCCGGGAAGTGAAGTGACGTGAGGTGACGCGCGCCCGGACCGCTTCGGGCGCGCTTTCCCGGCGCGCACCCCTCCCCCGCGCCCGTCACGTCACATCACCTCGAGGGCGCGCCCACGGGCGGCGCGGTCCCCCTGCAGGCGCGCGCCTGGGTACAGCGCGCCTGCCCCCGCGCGGTCGGTGGCGCGCCCGCGCTGGCCTCCCTGGCGCGCCGATCCGCGCGCGCCCGGGACCGTGCGCGCCCACTCAACCGCGCCGCGCGCGGAGACAGGCGCGCCATCGGGCGCGCGCCCAGGCGCGCCGATCCGACCGGCGCGCGCCTTCTCCCGCGCCGCGCGGCGCGCCTTCTCGAAGACCATATGCGCGCCTGGATTGGCCGCGCCGCGCGCCCGCGCGGAGAACTCCGCGCGCAGGCGCGCCACTACAGGCGCGCCCTGGCGCGCCTCATTGACCTGCTGTTTTGCGAGAGCGCGCCGCGCGCTTGGCGATGGAGCGTCCCCCGAGCGCGCACCCGTGCGAATCTCGGAAGGTCTCCGTGCGGGCGCGCCTGGGCGCGCGCCACGGGCCTCTCGAGGGCGCGCGTCCAGCGGCGCGGTGGGCCGCGCGGTCGCGCGCCGATCAGCCGACCGCGCCGTGAGGACCGCGCCGTTCCCACGTGCATGGCGCGGCATCCGGGCGCGCCCGGACATGACGAAGGGCGCGCCATCGGGCGCGCCCTGAAAGGTGGAGCGGTCGGCCGGGAACGCGCCTACCGCGCGCCGGGCCGTGCCGCGCGCCGAACGTCCCGGCGGTCGCGGCGCGCATCCTGCTTGGCGGTGCGTTCGTCGCCGCGGACCTGGCGCAGGAGCTGGAGCAGCTCCTGGGGGTGAGCCTTGCCGAGGAGCTTGAGCGCCTGCAGCCGGTGGTTCGGCTCGCTCGGCATCCGTCCCTGGCGCGCCTCTGCGTACTGGGCGGCGTAGCGCAGGAACGCGGCCTCGGCCGCCACGCGCCGGCGGAAGTTCTCGACCCGCTGCAGGCGCGCGGTGCGGCTCTCGCCGGGTGCCGGTTCGGGCAGGAACTGTGCCGGGTCCTCGTGCATCAAGCGGCAGATGGCGGCCGCCCTCGCGGCTACTCTGTGTGAGCGAAAGCCGAGGGCTTCGACTCGCTGGGATGTCGGTGCGGGGGCCGGCTCGCCGAGGATGAACGCGGTGAACCGGTCGGTGAACGAGTCGTCGTCCAGACTCGCCAGGCCCTTCGCATGCTCGTGGGCCAGGTCGTCGACGACGTCCTGCAGCGGACCCATGGCGGCCTGGATGCGTGCCCGCCACGGCGCGATTCGGGCCTGCTGCTCCCGCTTGCTCTCGCCTTCCCGAAGAGGGTTGTACGACCGTGCGCGGCGCATGGCCGTCTCGAGGGCGTCGAGCGTGCGGGGGGCGAGCTGGGGTGAGCCGAGGGCCGCTCCCTGGACGTCCCGGGGGACGCGCTGGTCGGTGCCCCCCATGACGTAGCTGACGACGGTGTCCGTGAACGCGTCGTCGCCCATCCGGGACAGGTATCCGATCTCGGTGGCGACCTTCTGCGCGGGAGCCATGGGCGTGTGTTCCTCCGCTTCGGGTGGGGCCCGTGCTCTCGGGCCTTGGTGGTCCTGCTGGAACAGGGTGAGGTGGCCGTACGGTCGCGAACAGCGTGTGCCGGATCTTCGTAGGAGCAACCACTCCCCGGCCCCGAGTGCTCTGCACGCACCCGGTTGGTCGGCTCCAGGTGGCCAGGTCGACCACGGGCGAGAGGAACACCCTGCTCTTTCGAGCAACGCGTGTCACATGCCCATAGACCTGACCGGAGTCTCAGACGCGTATTCGCGGCGGTTGTACGACCACCTCGTTGCAGATGGTACCCGCCGGCCGGGGGGCCAGCGGGCGCCGTGGCCCCTATTCGGCCTGCTGAGACCCGTTCTTAGTGGTGATGGCCTCGATCATCGGGGCGATCTTGCTGGGCTTCCACAGCAGGTCGTAGCTCGTCTGGGAGGCCGCCAGGACACCGAGCAGGGTGGCCAGGGTGAGCTTGCCGTGCTCGAACTGGTCCCAGCCGCCATCCGCCGCCACGGCGATGACGCCGGCGATGACTGCGGCGATGACCGCGACGATCTTCTTGTAGTGCGCCGACCAGGCCGGGCGCTGCACGATCGCGGTGAGCAGCGGCAGCACGGCGCCTACCTGGGCGCCGGTCGTGAGGGATTCAAGCGTCGTAGACATGGGTTGCCCTTCATGCGTTGGGTGCGTGACGGGCGGACTGTGCGCGCGGCCGGTGCCTTACGTCGCGTCGTCGGCCAGGTCCTCGGCGATCTCCCGCGGCGGGTCCGGGGCGGGGCGCTGGCGGAGCTGGGCGACCAGCGTGCGGAGCTGCTGGATGTACTCGACGGCCGCGGCCTTCCAGCGTCTCCACTGACGCTGTTCCTCCTCGAGGCGCTCGACTCGGTTCTCCAGGGTGGCGACCCGCTCGAGGGTCTGGGCGTTCGTGGCACGCTGTTGCTCGAGCAGCTCGGTGAAGCCCTTGGTCACGGTCTGGACGGACGTCACGAACGTGGTCGCCTCCGCCGTCTCCGCGTCGGCATCGGTCTTGCGGTTGGTCTGGCGGTACACCAGCCAGGCCCCGCCCAGTACGCCCGTCATTCCGAACAGCGGGCTGAGGACAGGCGCCAGAGAGATGAGCCACTCCACGAGCGCCTCCTCGGTCATCGGTCGTCAGATGGGGTGCGCGGGAGCCGGGGCTCGAAAGCCCGCAGCTCCCCGCAGCCGGCACGCTGCAGCACGACCGGGCCTTACGTCTCCGCCTGCGTCGTCTCGGTGGGCGAGGTGGGGGCGACGCCGGCGACTGCGTTCCATCCCGAGCGGATCGCGTCCAGGAGCTGCTCGTCGGTGATCGCTGCGGCCATGGCCGCTGGATCCGTCGTGTTGGCGGCCGCGGCCGCGGCGAGCAGCTCCGGGTAGACGACCAGGGCGACCATCATGGACGCGGCCTGCGCCTCTGTCGGGGACAGCACGGTCTTCGCGAGGTTCCAGCGCAGCGGGTACCCGGGGGTGTCCTTAGCCTCGGCGAACACCTCCTGTGCGATCACCGCGATGGCCATGCGCACGCGGGGCAGTAAAGAGGCCTCGCACGCCAGGGCGCACATCTGGTTCAGCGGCATGGGCAGGGCGGGCATAGCGGTACCTCACTTCGTGTAGGTGACGCGGAGCTGCGGGGGGTTCGTCTGGCCGAAGCCGCGGGCTCGGCCGTAGTACGTCGTCGACGAGTTGTTCGGGTCCAGGGCGATGCCGCGCCACTTCGTCGAGTCGAAGACGGCCGTGATGTCCACCCACTTGCCCTCGTTGCGGGCCCAGGAGATCGTCTGTGATTCGGCGTCGCTGGAGAACGTGGACGGGCGGGATGTGAAGCTGTGGGCCTTGATCACGGCCTTGCCGCCGGCGTTGTTGTACCAGTGATCGAAGTACAGATAGAGCTCTGCCTTCACGATCGTGGCGCCGGACAGGTCGCTGCCGAGTGACGACGGGAAGCCGATGAGGCTCGCCTGCATGCCGTTGGTGGAGCTGTAGTAGCCCTGGTAGCAGGAGTTCCCGTAGTAGCTGTTGTAGGAGCCCCGGTTCGCGTACGAGCCGGACCAGGTGCACGCGTACGTCTTGGTGTACTTCTTCGGTGGCTGCGCGACGGTGCCGCCGCCGTCGTTGTAGCCGCCGGTCGCCGGGATGTACGGGCCGGTGTCCTCGACGTACAGGTAGCCGGGATTGTCGCTCGCGCCGTACAGGGTGCACGTCTGCCCGCTCGGGCCGAGGGCGTTGGTGAACGTCAGCAGGAAGCGGTGGAGCCCGGGGCCGAGCGACTTGCCGGCCACGTTGTACTCCATGCGCGCGGTGAAGCTGTTGCCCAGCGCCATGGGGTGGACGGAGACGTACCTCTGGGTGCTGGTGATCGTCGGGGCGCCGGTGCCGCCGTCGCGGAGGCGGAGCTGGAGTTCGCCGCCGGACGCTGAGGGGTTGGCGCGCGCTGCGAACACGATCCGGTACATGCGGGTGGCGTCGATGTCGGCCGCCAGCTCTACGAACCCCATCTCCGTGGCGGAGGCGGTGCGGGTGCTGGTCTGGAAGTTGATGGCCTGGATGCCGAGTGGCGACTGGTTCAGGAAGGTGGTCCAGTCGGAGCCGTCCACGGTCAGGGTGTCGGCGACGGCCAGGCTCTGGAAGTAGGCGCCGCCGTTCTGGTCGATCGTCGCGACTGGCAACCCGTCAGCGCTGAGGGTCAGGTAGTTGGGGCGGCCGGTCATGAGGGAGACCGCCTCTTCTCCGTTGTCGTCAAAGAGCTGCAGGCCGCGGGGGCTGATCTCGGAGCGGGCGCCGGCGAATCCGGAGGCGAGGACGATGCGGGCGGAGGCGTTGTCGTATTGAACGGTGCCCGCACTGGAGTTGACGGTGGAGCACGCGATGCGGAGCTGCGTGGTGCCGGCTGGGGCCGCGTCGTCGGGGACTCCGGCCAGGGTGGTCCATGTGCCCTTGACCGCCGCGTTGTCGCCGGTGGTCATGGTGCTGTACCCGAGGATGTTCCCGGAGGCGTCCAGCCACTGCCCGTAGAAGCTGATCCGGAGCCCGTTCCAGTCGGTGGAGGCGTAGTAGTCAATGGACAGCCACAGCTTCTGACCTGGCATCCCTGGCACGGTGGCCAGCGTCATGGAGCGGGTGATCGTGCTGCCGTTGGCGGCGTTCACCTGCATGGCCAGCGGGGTGTTGTTGCCAGGGCCGACGATCGACCAGTACGTACTCGTCGACGCGCGGCCGACGGACACCGCGCCCTCGAACGATGGGTCGGCAATGAGGTTGCCGTCGGTGCCGAGGGATAGCCGGTCGGCGTTGATCGCTCCGGCCTTGATGTGGGTGGAGTCGATGACGCCCGCCTGGATGGCCGTGGCCGTCACACTGTTCACAGCCATCTTGTCCGCCGTGATGGACAGGGCCGCCAGCTTGTCCGTGGTGATCGCCAGCGATGCGATTTTCTCAGCGGTTACGGACAGGGCGACGAGCTTGTCCGTGGTGATGGCCCCGGCCAGGATCTTCGGCGCGGTGATGGCCCCGTCCGCGATCATCACGCCGGCGACGACAGGGCGGACGGCTGCGTTGTCGAACCACACGGCACCCGCGGTCGCCTGGAACGACTCGGCCCAGATAGTGGCCTGGACCGTGTTCGGCGGGGCGGTGACGGTGCCGGTCACTCGGGTCCAGCTCGCGCCGCCCAGGGTGGGAGGGGAGGCTTGGGCAACACCCCAGCCGAGGGTCGTTCCTGCGGAGTCCTCCCACTTGGCGTACAGCTTCACCGCGGCGGTTGGCGTGTAGTCGCTGCTGGCCAGGTAGTCGAATGCGAGGAAAAGCTGGTCGCCGGCCAGGATCGGGAGCGTGGTGATCTTCAGATTCCGGGTGGTCACGGACACGGCGGCCGCATTGACCTTGAGGGACTTGGCGGAGCCGTTGCCCTTTGGGTCTATGGAGAAGTAGGTGTTACCCGCGACCAGGTTGGCGCTGTAGGCGCCCTCGAAGGACGGGTCGGACAGCAGGTTGGAGCCGCCCACGACTGTCAGCTTGTCCGTGGTGATCGCGCCGGCGGCCACAGCAGCGGCCGTGACTGAGCCCGCGGACAGCTCCGACGCCGTGACGGAATTCGCCTGCAGCTCCCGCGCGCTGATCGCGTCAGCGGCGATCTTGCCCGCGACCACGGCGTCCGTTGCGATCGCCGCGGCGTTCACGGCACCGGCCGTGAAGTTGATGCTGTCGACGATGCCGGTCTTGAGGGCCTCGAGCGTCACGCAGTCGACCTGCATAACGCTGGTCGAGGACGCGCCGATCCCGTTGTAGTTGAGCCAGACGTAGGGAGCGATGTAGCGGACGTCGTTGTGGACGACGCCGGGACTGCGCGGGTCGTTGTTCGGGCCGGCCGAGCCTGCGGCCGCGCGGTCCTTGATGAAGCCCACGACTGTCACCCAGCCGTTGGCGGTCGTGATGGGCTGGTTGGACGCGGCTACGTAGTAGTGGCTGTTTGGGCTGCCTGCGACGCCGTTGCGGTTGACGAGGGTCTTCCCGTCCGCGCCGATACCGGCGACGCCGACGTAGAAGGTTTCGTTGGCCCCGGGCGGGCCGGTGAGGCGCACCCGGGCGCTGACCCGGTAGAGCACTCCGGGTTCGTACGGGATGGTCGTGGTGCCCTGCAGGCGGTTGTAGCCGGTCGCCTGGCCCACGTGCTGGCTGGTGGGGGCATCCGAAACGCCAGAGACGTACGTCCAGGTGGCGCCGGTGCCCTTCTCCGTCACGGTCCACGCGGCGGGGTCGTTCATCGTGTCGACGTAGCGCTGCGCCGCCGAGTCGGAGAGCGCGCCGCCGAGGGCGTTGATCAGGACGGCCCCGTTGGCGATCTTTCCGACGGTGACCGCGGCCTTGGCGAGTTTCTCCTCGAGGACCGCGCCGTCGGCGAGGGCAGCGGATCCGACCGCGCCTAGGGCGATCTTCGCCTGGGTGACGGCGGACTGGGCGAGTTTGGTCTCGGTGACGATGCCGTCGATGAGGTCCTGGCCCACGGCTTGCCGCGGCTGTCCCTGTACGGCGACCGAGGGTGTGCCGGTGAGCGCCGCGGTGTTCACGGCGACCAGCCGCACCCACACCGGGGCGTAGCCCTCGACGTGCACGGTGGCCGTGCCGCCGGTGGGATCGGCGATCGTGGCTAGTTGGGTGGCGGCGTTCGGCGTGAAGTCCGCGGCGTGGCCGACGTGGACCTGGACCAGGGCGAAGTCGGTGGGGACGCTCTCTGCGTCGTCCCAGCGACCATCCCAGCCGATGACGAGGCCGGCGAGCGCCGCCTCGACTGTGGGGGCGGAGGGGGTGGGCGGGGGTTCGGTGTTGGCGGGGTCTGGGGTCAGGGCGACTCCGCCGTCGGGTTGCACGCCCACGGTGCCCTTGAGGGTGCCGTCGTCGTCGTAGATGTCGATGGCGCCGCCGTCGATGGACGCATAGCTGAGTTGGCCGGCGCGCTCGAGGTTGGCGATCCGGTCCTCGAGCTGCTTGAAGTAGGCGGCGAACTCCTTCCGCCTCTCGCGCTCGTCCAGGTTGAAGGACGACACGGTCCTCCCCTCCGTCTCTCTGCGGCCGCCGGCGTCTCCAGGGCGTCGGGAGAGTGGAGGGGAGGAGGGGTTAGTGTCGCGGCCTGGTCAGCCGTAGAAGTCGGAGCGGGTCAGGTTCAGCACCGCGGTGCCGGCGGCCGGGTCGATCTCCTCGGAGACGATGCGGTGCCAGATGGCGAGTTCGCCCAGCCACGGGATGTCGACCTGGAGGAGGATGCGGTCCCCGAGTGCCCATGAGCCCAGGGGGGCGTTCGGGTGGTGGCGGATCGCGACGGACGGGATGGTGATCTGTTCCGAGTGCTTGGCCCGCTCCTTCTTGCCGTACTCGGTCAGCGTCTTGGCGTGCGCGGTGCTCTTGTGCGAGATGATCTTTGCCCGGCGGAGCCGCTTGTCGTCGACGACGACGCGCACCCGGGCCGTCTTCTGCCCTGAGCCCTTGCCCAGGACGTAGACGTTGTTCGCGAAGAAGTCGCCTTGATAGTTCGGGGTCGCGATCTCGATCACGTTCTCGCCCTGAGCGAACCGCAGGTCGCTGCGGGACTTGCCCAGGCGCCTGGTCCCGAAGTCGATGTGGTGGAGGATCTTCTCCTTGCTGCCGTCCCAGTAGTGACGTTCGAGGAAGTCGCCTTTCGCGAGGTTCATCACGTCGGTGATCGTGCTGCCACAGTCCGGGTTGTCCCACCACAGCAGTTCCCACGGGTCCTTGCCGTCCGCGGAGCCGAGTTTGTACCCGGAATCGTGGCCGTCGAGGGTGACTCCGAGCTTGCCCATCTTGTAGCTCTGCAGGTGGGACCAGATGGTCCTCACGACGTCGTAGGCGTCCCACCGGCCGCTGATCTTGTCCTTCGGCCGCTTCGGCATCTTCCGCTTGGGGTGGGTGCCGTCGATGTAGCCATCGTGGTTTTTGTCTTTGCCGTCATATGCCCACTTTTGGGCAATCTTGGCGCCGGAGCGGATCACCGGTCCCAGGTAGGGCATCCCGGACGGGTAGGCGGTGTAGCCGGCACAGGTCACCTTCATCGCCTGGTTCTCGAAGGCGAGGTTCGTGATCAGCCCACCCCACCGGATGCGGCCCTCGAACTCGGCGAAGAGGGCCGTCGACCACTCGGCGAGGACTGGCAAGCCGTCAGGCTTGGCCATCAGCCGCATGTACTCCGGGGAGATCGTTCCGGTCATCTGGCCGGGCCCGTTCAGCTCCCGCCGGGGCGGGGAGTCGGCGACGAACGGGACGTCCCAGTCGAGGAAGTCACCCGAGATCGCCCTCATCGCGATGTACCGCCAGGCCATCAGGCACTCACCGGCTCCTGCGAGTAGGTCACCTCGAGCGACAGCACGGTGAAGCCGTCCGCGCGCAGCACACCGGTGAAGCCCGCGGTGCCGGTGCCCTCGATGTCGATGTCGCGCATCTGTCCGCGGTCGGCTGGGTCGAGGAGGAACTTGTGCCCGGCCTGGATGGCAAGCCGGCCGGCCTGGACGGCTCCGAACGGCATGCCCAACCCGTGCTGCGTGTCGCCGAACGACACCCGGAGCTGCCCGCGGGCCTCCGTCGTGTCCGGGTGGAGCAGACCCGTGATGGACACGTGCACCGACACGTGCGTCGCCCACTCCGGGACCTTTTCCGTCCAGGAGGCGCCGAGCGGGAAGGCCTCCCACGTGTCCGTGACCGCGCCGACGTCGTCCGGGGTGGTCGACCATGCGCCGGGCAGGTAGCGGCGGGACGTCTGCGACCGCGGCCGCGCCATCTGCCGCAGGTCGGTGACCATCGGCGCGGTGATGGTGGTCGTCCCCGCCGGTACGTCGACCCGGGCCAGGGTGATGGCGGTGGAGTCGGGGTCGATGTCGAGGATGCTCGTGGTCCCCGGCGGTACATCCGAGATGACCCTGGTGAAGACGTACGGGCCCACCTCCGGATCCTCGGGCGCCGGCCACGTCTCCCCGCCGTAAGGGTCCTCCACGCGCGCGATGATCAGGTCCGAGCGGCCGCCGTCCACTGCGGTCGGCTCGATGTCCACCTGTTCCGGCGTGGGCATCCGCGCCGCGTAGCTCTGGCTTCCCCCGCCCGCGGCCATGCGGCGCTTCGCGACCATGGCTCCCGGCCCGACCTGGACCGCGCCGGCCGGGGCGTCCAGCGCGGTCACCCGGAGGTCAGCGGGGCCGACAACGCCTTCCCCGCCGCACGCGGCGACCTCCGCGACCAGGCGCAGCGTCTCCTCGGACGCCGCGGTGTTCTCGACGAACCAGGGGATCCCGTCCCACGTCATGGCTGCTCTCCTTCTCCGTACGGGAGGGGAGAGAGTGGGCGGCCGCGGGGGCTACTGTCGCCCGCTCACCACCAGGAGTAGGCGTCACGCCAGTTGATGAGCACCCGGGGCCCGTCATGGGAGCTGGAGCCGCTGGTCTTGGTGTAGGACAGCGACGCCGACCAGCGGCCGGGCGGAAGGTGCATCTGCGACAGGCGCGGGGAGTGCCTCGTCAGCTTGTCTGCAACCGACTTCGTACTCGACCCGTTGTAGAGGGTGACCGTGCGGATCCACGGTCGCGGGTCGATCCGGACGTAGTCCCCCGAGGCGATCGTCATGGCGAGCTGCACCGACCACAGCTCCGGGTTGATCGTGATCTTGGGGTCCTTGCACGGGCCGTAGATGTCGATGTACGGGAACGTGTTGAGCGTGCCTTGCTGCTGGAAGGTGACGGTCTTCTTCGACAGCCACATCCAGTTCGGTAGACGTGACCGGCCTGGCCTGCGCGGTAGGCCCATGGCCACGTGGTCGTAGAGTTCGGCCTGCTTCTCGGTCTCGTCATAGAAGCGGTCGTCGATCGCGACGAAGTCGGCGACGACAGGGGTGTATCCCTGGTTCGCGAACCGGGAGTGCGAGACCGCGAACTTCCTCGGCCGGCCGTACAGCCGACGGGTGCGGCCGCCCTTCCTGTGCAGCAGCCATGCCGCGCGCCCTGCCTTGCCGCGCAGGGCGTCACCGCGCCACACCTGGCGCAGCAGGTTCACGCCGTCCAGGCCCCGCTCCGCGATGCTCTGATCGGCCTTCCTGACGGCAGCCAGCACGGCCTCCATGTCGCTCCAGCCGCCGATCCGCTCGCCGCGGTCCGCCGGGCGCAGAGGCCAGTGCCGGTCTATCAGCGTGCGTCCGCCGTCCACGCCCAGCTCGAACGTGACGGTGGCGCTGCGCTGGTAGTCACGGCCCATACGGACACCGTCCTCGCCCGGCAAAGGGGCGTCAGCGACGTCGGGATCAGCGAACGCGATATCGGGCTCAGACAGGCAGTAGATGCCCGAGTCCTCTAGCCCGAAGTGGAGCTGTGCGCCCGGGAAGTTGTCGGCGTTGTTGTAGCCGATGTACCACTCGCCATCACGCATAGCTGCCTCCGAGGCGGATCCGGCGCAGCTCGAACATCGCGTCCTCCAATGCGGTGCCGGTGCTGTCGACTGCACCGATGTTCAGGTTGAGGTCACCGCCGACGAGGGAGCCCGCCGCCTGCGCGGCCGCCACTCGCTCGCGGACGGATGTGGTGCGCGTCCGTACGCCACCCTGGGCGTACTGGCGCAGCGCGCCGTTGGCGAAGTAGACGACCCGGCCGCCGAACATCTCCGCGACCTGCTCGAGGATGGCCTCGCTGCGCTTGCGCTTGGCCGGGGACAGGGGGATGTAGGCCTCGCCGCCGGTCTCCGGCTCCGACCACAGGCGCCACTCGCCCGGCTTGCCGATCTGGGCGATGTGGTTCTCGGCGCCGGCCGCGAAGGCGCGAACGCGGTCCATGGCGCGGCGGATGCCGCCGTTGGCGTACCGGACGATGCCGCCGTCCGCGTGCGTACGGACCACGGCCGGCTTGCCTGACTCGGTGTACTGGACGGTGACGTGCACCGTGCGGCCGGTCAGGCCGTTGATCGCGGACTGGATCCGCTGCACCTGGGCGAGCGGGGTGGCGTTCGGGGCGGTGATCTTGACCTTCTTGCCGCCCTTGTCGACGTTGGTGATCTTGTATCCGAGGTCCTTGAGCGCCTTCTGTGCCACCGCGGTCGGTGCCGTGACGGTGATCGACTTCTTGGGCTTGAGGCCGGCGACCTTGTCCTGCACGGACTTCAGATCGCCGGCGGCCTTGGCGATGATCGCCTGGACGGTGACCTTCTTCTTGTTCGGCGCCTTGGCGATGTCCTGGACCAGGGCGGCGATGTTGACGCGCGCGCCGCCGGTCGGCGCGGTGACGGACACCTTCTTGCTGTGGGGGATCTTCTCGACGGTGAATCCCAGGGCCTTGAGTTGGGCCTGGGCCGCGGCGGTGGGAGCGTCGATCTTGATGGTCTTGCCCGGCTTGAGGCCGTTCAGTTGGTTGCTCAGTGCGAGGACCTGCTGGGTGGCCTGCGGGATGTTCCCGGTGATCACGGTCTGGATCTCGGAAGGCACGAACCCCATCTGGTCGACGAGGGCCTTCGCCTGGGTCTTCGGGATGCCCATGTCCGCGGCGAGTTCGAGGGCCTTCTTCCGGGCCCGCTCCATGGCGGCCTGGCTCTTGTCCATCGCCTCGGACATGGGGATGATGCCCTGCTCGCCGGCCTCCTGCGCCTTGGTGGCGACGGCCAGCATGTTGTCGCGCAGCTCGGAGAGCTGGCTGTTCAGGGTCTGCCCGTTCTTCGTGCTGGTGTCGACGAGCTTGTCGTTGCCGACCAGCGCCTTGCCCCAGCCGTCGGCGTGGTCGATGTTCTGCTTCATCGTGTCGTCGATCTGCAGCATCACAGAGTTGAGCTGCGCCTCGGCGTCGTGGAACGACTCGGTGTTGCCGTTGAGGGCGTCCAGCGCCTGCTTGAGCGCCTGAGTCCGCTCGTCCGCGGACTTCGTCTTGTCGGAGAAGCCGTCGACGGCCGTCTGCAGCCGGTCGTACGCCGTCATACCGGTGGCGCCAGTGCCGTTGGCGGCGTCGGCGAGTTCCTTCTGGCGCTTGCGCGTCTCGCCCATGGTCCCGGCCAGACTGCCCAGGGCGTCGGCGGCTGCCTTGTACTCCTTGCCCTTCTTGTTGTAGTCGAGGACATAGCTGTCGCGGCCGTGCTCCACGTACTCCTTGTTCGCTTCGGCCAGGCCGAGCAGCTTCTTACGCAGGTCCTCGATCGAACCGCCCTGGTCCAGGTAGGCGTTCGTGACGTCCTTGAGACTCACGTTCGCGTTACGCAGGACGTCGACCAGCTTGCCCTTACCGTCGGCGAGCTTTATGTCGTACAGGTACGAGGCGGCCTGTGCACGGACGTTGGCGTCGACGACACCGTTGGACTGGGCGAGGGCCTGGGCGAGGTTCTCGACCTGTTCCTGGTGCGCCTGGGCGGCGCGCGCCGCGGCCTCCTGCTTGGAGGCGAGCCAGCCGAGACCGATCGTCGCCGCGGTGATGGCGATCCCCAGCGGGCCGCCGAGCGCGCCGGTGATGCCTCCCAGCGCGCGAACGGCGACCTTGTTGGCGGCGCCGATGCCGCGCAGGGTGCCCGTGACCCGGTTGCCCTGCTGCGAGACCCGGCTGTAGACGCCGGACATGCGGCCCCACAGCGTCAGGTTGGTGGCGCCCGCGGTCGCCGTGCCGCGCAGGGTGGTGGTCAGGCCCGTCACGCTGGTGCCTGCGGCCCTTACGGAGGTGCCGAAGCCGCGCAGCATGGTGGTGACGCCGCTGACGACCTTGAGGGCGAGCATGGTGCCCAGGAACGTCGCCAGGACCACGTTCGCCCCGGGAACAACGCTCATGAGCCCGTTGAATATGTGCAGCAGACCGTTGAGGGTGACAAGCAGTACGCCGAGCCCGCTGCCGGCGGCCGAAACGTTCCCGATCGCCTCGGCCAGGTTCGAGATCACGGAGATGACGGCCGGGCCGATGCTGTGTCCGACGGCGTTGAAGAACGTTCCGATGGCGGGCATCAGCTGCAGGCGGATCTGGCGGACCAGGTCGACGATGCCGCCGTCCTTCATGGACTTGCCCAGCCCGCGCATCATGTCGCCGAACAGCAGGTTGACCTCGTGGAAGGCCGGAGCAGCGTCAGAGAAATACTGCTTCATCGCCTTCTGGCCGGCACCCGACTGGGCGTAGCGCTCGAAGCGCTTCATGCTGCCTTCGAGGCCGTCGAGCATGGACTGGCCGGTGTCCATCGCGGCCTTGCCGACGCCGCCGAGGCCCTTGATCAGGCTGCCGGTGGCGCGTCCGAGCTGTCCGGCGGCGTCTCCGGCGTGGTCGAGGAACTTGGCGAGGCTGCCGGTTTCGCGGCCAGCCTGAACCTGGGCGCGGACCCACTGGGTCATGCGCTCACCGGCGCGGCTGACACGTTCGACGAAGGGACCGGAGGCCACCAGGAAGTCCAAGGTGGCGTGGCCCATGTTGGCCAGGCCGTTGGTCAGGTTGCCCATGACGCGGGAGTTCGTGCCCGCGATGGTCTTGAAGTCCTTGCGGAAGACGCCGGTCTTCATGAACTGGGCGCCGCGGTCGGCGAGCTTGCCCATCTGGGACGCGGAGTCGCCGAGCGCACTCTTCAGCAGGGGGAGCGTGGCCTGCGCCAACGGCTTGATGTCGCCGTCGATCTGCGAGAAGAACCGCTCACTGATGGACTTCTTGACCTTGCCCCACGCGCCGGACAGTGACGCGATGTCCTTCACGGACTTCTTGGCAGAGGCGGACAGGCCACGCATCGACTGGTCCAGCTTCTGCTGCTCCGCCTTGGTGACCTTGGTGCCGGCGGCCTGCTGCTGCTGGATCTTGAGCGTCTCTTTGAGGGCGTCGCCAAAGCCCGAGAAGGCAATCTTGGTGCCGATCGCAGCGGTGCCCGCTGCGGCGATCAGCCCGGGAATCGCTCCGAGTACGCCGACCGCGGGCGCGGCCGCGGAGACCAGGGCGGTCAACCCCGCGCCGTACTGGGTGATCAGCGCGACGGCCGGCTCGATGAGGGTGAGGAGTCCACCGATCAGTGCGCCGCGGCCGCCGGGCATCTTCGGCCGCACGGGGACGTCGACAGGCCTGCGGTTCGCTTCGTCCTGGGCCCCTCCGATGAGGCCGCGCAGCCCTCCGAGGAGACCGCTCCGGCGGGAGCCGTCGCCGTCGCCGTCCGCCCGGACGGGCACGTGCAGGTCGGTGTCGTCGATGTGACGGCGCAGGCCATCGAGTTCGGAGCGGAACCGCTCCTCGTCGACCTTGACTTTGACCTTGGCGGTGACGCCCTTGGAGGCCTCCTCGACAGCCTTCTTGAGCTGCTTACGGAGGCCCTTGGCGTCGACCTTGACCTGGATCTTTGCGGCCAGGCCCTCGGCGGCCGCCTCAACCTCGCTGCGCAGCTTCGCCGCGAACCCGGCTAGGTCGGCGACGACCGGCACATCGAGGCGACCGGCCTGCAGGCCCTCACCCACTGCGGATCATTCCCTTCTGCATGGCGGCCATGAGCATCTGGCGGTGGCCGGTCATGCGGGGCGCCGGCGGTTCCGGGGCGGGCTGCGGCGGCTGGGGTTTTGTGGGGCCGGAGCTGCTGCGGGGCGCTGTACCGGGGCGCGGCGGTCGGATGATGGTGGTCGGCTCCTCGCGCCGCCGTTCAGCGGCAAGGAGTCCGATCTCCTCGACGATCAGCGCCAGTAGCTCGAGGTGCCGGTTCCAGCCCCCTAGGGGGTGAGAGCGGACCTGGGAGTCGTCAGGCAGACCGTCGACGAGGGAGATCAGCCGGCGGAGTCCGAGGAATCCGGGCTGTCCGGGACGGAGCCAGACGCGTCGGGCGTCGATCCGGTGGTATCGGGAGAGGTCGGACTCGAGGTCTCCGAATCGCTCTCGGAGGAGTCGGCCGACCGAAAGAGCTTTCCCAGCTCAACCCCGTACACCTTGCTCAGGGCGATCGTGAGGCGGACGTAGTCGCCGAGGAACGGCTGCCGCTTGAGGAACTCCTCGTGCTGGTCGCCCAGGAGGATCGCGTACGTCTCGCGGATCGCCTCGAGGAACAGCCGCAGTACGGTCGGGCGCCGGATGAGGGCGTTGATGATCTCCTTGGCGCCGGCGTCGCCGTCGGACGACTCGAGGACCTCGCCCAGGAGGCCGACCAGGTCCAGCTCGTCGGACAGGATCGGGTCGAGAGCCTCGGCGGGCAGCTCCGCCGGGAAGATGAACTGTTCTCCGCCGAACTTGACCGGGATGCCGTCGGGGTACTGAACCTCGCGGCGTTCGGCGTCCAGGTCGATGACGAACGACATGTGCGTGACCTCTTCTTGAGTGCGTAGCTGAGTTGCCGGGTGCGGCAGCGCGCGGACAGTGGCAAGCCGGTGGGGCTTGTGTCGCGCGCTGCCGCGAAGGGTCACGTCGCGGGCGCGAAGGCCGGGTCGTCGGTCAGGACGTACCAGGCATCCAGGTCGTCGCCGCCCTGGACCGCGAGCCGCAGAGGCAGCACGGCCTCCTTCGTCTTCGCGAGGTCCTTGGAGACGCCTTCCATCTGCATGCAGCGGGGAATGACGTATCGGTAGTGCTTGCCGCCGTCGATCACCTCGATGACGGCCATCACCTCGGTCCTGCTGCCGATGCGGGGCGGGGTGAACTTGTAGTGCGTGGCCGCCGGCGGTCCGGCGACGCTGATGGTCGAGATAGTGCCGCCGCCGTACACGGCCACGAAGTTGTCACCGGACCACTGCTGCAGGTCGACCTCGATGGTCGCCGCGTCGGAGGTCTGAAAGGTGCGGGTCGGGTACGAGGACTGGGCGCTCTTGACCTGCTCGAAGTTCGGTTCGGAATTGAACTTCAACGAGTCCTCGGTGGTGAGGCCGACGCTTCGCAGAGCAGCGGGCATCGTGACGGTGGCGTCGGCGGGCGCGGCCGTACCGACGGGGGCCAGATAGACCCGGGTGATCGACGGGATGACGATCTGGTTGTTGTTGGTGGTCTCGCCTGCCATGACGGGGTTCTCCAAGGTGTCCGGTACTAGGGCGCGGACACCTTGGAGAGCCGGGGCGGTTAACGTCGCGTCGTCACGGGTGCAGGGTCACCGAGAGGTTCATCAGCCATCGAGGCTGACCATCGACGAGCGGCGACCAGACCAGAAGACCCGACGGGCGCACGCCGTTGATGACGGGCCGGCCGGGCGTAGGGGGCGCCTCGACGATGCCCTTGGCGGCCGTCGCGCAGCGCACGAGGATGCGGCGTAGCTCGGCCTGGCCGGGCCAGCCGCCCGGGTCCCCGTGCACCTCGAGCGTCACCTCCGGCGCCGTCGCCCAGTTCAGGTCTCGCAGGTCTCCGCCGGGGCCGTGGCCGATGACCAGGTGCGGCCACGGCGCCTCGGGGATGCCGGACACGCGGCCGGGGCCACCGAGTGCGTCGGTGACCTCGTCGCTCTGCTTGAGCCACGCCAGGAGTGCGGAGACCGGGTCGGCGTCGGCAAGGGTCAGATCGGTCATCAGCTACGGGCGATGAAGCCCTGGGCGCGCAGCCGGCGGGCGTAGTCGGGGGACACGTGGATCTCGGCACCCGGGGTGTAGTCGGTGCCGTCGATGCACAGGTGATGGGACAGGGTGACGGGGACCGACTTCTCGTCCTCACGCAGGGCCGGGCCGACGATCGCCGGCGTGCGGCGGTGGCGCTCGGGACGGGCCTCGGCGGCGTCCGTGGCCTCGGTGGACTCCTCCGCCTCGGTGGCGGGCTTCTTGGTGGTGGGGTTCGTAGCCATGGCGGGCACTGTGCGGACCGGAACGGCTTGTGTCGCGGTCAAGACCTCAGGGCCGCCGATACGATGGCCCATCATCAGCCCTTGAGGGTTCCCCATTCCGGCAACACCTCTGGAGCTAGCTGTGTCCACGATCTATCTCGTCTCGGCCACTTTCGGCGACCGAGTCCCTGGTCACGAACTCGCTGACCCTGATTGCCCACCGTTTCCCGGTCTACTCGACCGATCCGATGTGAAGACATGGCTGGACGGGATCGGCTACGGCCCGGACAACGCGGACGAGTTGGTCTACCTCGTGACCGGGGACGATCCCGGGGTGATCCCGGCAGGATTCGAGTACATCACTGTCGAGGTCTAGCGCCTCCAGTGATTCGTCAGCGGCGGGCGGCGACGAGGGAGGCCGCGCGTGACATGAAGTGCGCGCCATCCGCGCGGAGGTTGCCGGGGTAGACGGTGCCCACCTCGGCCTCGACGACCATGGGGCCAGTGGCCGAGACGGTGACGGTGACCTTCTTCCCGGCCACGATGGGCTGCCCGGTGTTGATGTTCCGGGCGATGCCTTCCGGGTCCCGGTGTGTGCTGCACCGGCAGTTCTTGAGGTTGGCCACGGCCCGGGAGGACTCGTCGCGGGGCTCGAGCATGTAGGTCTGCGGGCCGACGCCACGGTGCTTGATGTCCCACTCCATGGAGTTGATCGAGAAGCGCAGGTTCCCAGGGACCTCCTGGCCCTGCGCCGCAACGTGGGTGGGGCGGACCCTGTCGTCGGCGACGGTCACCCACCGTTTGGTCGGTGGGGCCAGCCTCTTCGCCTCGACCTCGACCTGGTGCGCGATGCGCTGCACGTGCGGGGCGATCAGCCGGGCTAGGGCCTCCTCGAGCCCCTGGGCGGGCGTGAACTTGGCGCCGGCCATCACAGCACCTCCGGAGGATTGAGGGTCGCGGTGGCTTGGACATAGTCGACGTCCGAGCAGCCGGGCACCGCGTGGTGACGGGGCTTGCCGGTCAGCGTCCAGGACCGGCCGGTCTCGTCGCTGATGGTGTCGCCGTCCTTCACCGGCCAGGCCTGCGGGTCCAGTCGTACCGACCATGAGCCGTCGTCCTGCTGGAGGACCGACCCGGGCCAGGTGCCCCGCGGGTCGGGCTTCTCGTTCGGGTTCGGCGGGACGGGCACACCGTTAGCGTCTCGGTCCCAGGGGTGGGCGAGGGCGTACACGGTCAGTACGGCGTTCGGGAGGACGACAGCCATGGTCAGCCCGCCCCGGCGACTACGAGGGCCTTGGAGACGCCCAGCTTGACCGCGGTGACGTACGCCGTGAACGCCGCGGTGGTGTTCTTGCGGTTGGCTCGGCTCATGTCACCGTTCAGGAAGAACGCCGCGCGCTGGGCGGTGCTGACCTCGAGCTGGACGCCCATGCCACGGCTGTTCCGATTGCAGATGTTCTTGGGATCGTTGCCGTTCAGCTCGTCGGTGGCGAGCTGAACGGTGAACCCGGCATCCCGGAGGCACTGGCCGATCTGGTCGCGGAGGTTGAAGTCCAGGCCGCCCAGGTCCGTGAACGCAGTGGCGCCCGATGCCCCGTGCCACGACACGATGTGGGTAGCGGCTTGAGCCATCGCGAGGGCCTGCGGCTCGTCGTAGCGGGTCGACGTGATGTGCAAGTCGGTGTTGCTGCCAGCCGGCTTGAAGGCGTCCAGGCTGTAGAAGTCGTGGATGTCGGCCGCGGCCGCGTCGGCGAGTTCGGTCGTACCCGTCTCGATCCCGCCACCGTGGATGGCGAGGTGTAGCAGGGTGGAGACCTGCGAGACGCGCCAGATTCGTTGGTAGTCGATGCCCTCGATCTGGCCGCCGGCCATCTCACCGTAGGACTGGTAGAGGTCGCCCATCGGGCTCGCCTCCTTTCGTGTGTCAGCGGTACCGGCCGCGTGAGGTGGAGTACGGCCACGGCGGGCGCGGTGGGCGGTTGAGGGGCTGGTAGAGGATGCGGCGGAGCCGGTCCAGGGAGGCGAGCGTGGGCAGCGCTCCGGCCTGTCCCTCGGTGGGCGCGGCCTCGTAGGAGATGGACTGTCCCTCGGCACTCACCGACGTCACGCGGCGGCCGGAGTTGCCCACTCCGCCGGGCCGCTGTCGCTCGGACTCGGCGGCGTGCGCAGTGACGTAGCGGACGATGGTCTCCTCGGTGGCGCCGTTGAGACCGATCAGGAAGTCGACGTCGTAGGTGCCATCCGGGTGCGGCCGGTAGGCGATGACCTGGACGCGGTCGTTCTGGTCGGGCAGGGGCCAGGATTCCGGGTCGTCCAGGTCGCCGGTGAAGAACGGCGTCACGGCCCGCAGGGTGACCGCCTTCGGCACGAGCGGCCGGTTCAGGTGGGCCACCACGTCGGCCTGTGCGTTACGGATGGCTGTCTCCAGCGCGCTGCGCTGCTCGGCCGTGATCGGGAGCGGTACACCGAGTGCGTCGGCAACGGCTTCGGGGGAGGTGACGAGGCCCATGCCCATCGGCAGGTCCAGGCGCACGGTGGTGTCCTTGACCGGCTGGGCCCCGTCGCTCGGGGTGAACGTGACCATGCCCCAGTAGCGGCCCGGCGGTACCTCGGGCAGGTCGAACCGGTACGCGCCGGGGCGTAGCCGAGTGACCGTGGTCGCCGCGGCGACTACCGGGCCGCCGCGGTCGGCGGTGCCGTACAGGTCCAGGCGGCTGACGACTCCGCCGGCCGGTTCGGGGTCGTAGTGCGCCCCGCCGTACATGGGTTGATAGTCGAAGACCACCCCGATCCCCCCTACTTTCCGGTGCTGTCCGGGTCGGCCGGAGCGGCGAGCCGCTCCGCCTGGGCGTCGAGGCGCTCCTGGATCCGTGCGGCGACGCCTTCGGAGACGTGGGCGCCCGCGGGCTGCAGGAGACGTTCGATGGGGTTGGAGTGCGGTCCGATGTGCGTCCGCTCGATCAGGCGCACGGTGCACACGAGGGTGGAGCCGTACGGGGTGAGCGGCTGGAACACGGTGCTCGGGTCGGCCGGGGGCTGCTTGGTGGCGTCGTCGATGATCACCTCGGCGAGGTTGGCGTCGTCCGGGATGACCTCGGTCGGGTTGGCGAAGACGGGCGCCGCCGGTGCCTCCGGGGGTGCCTCCACGGCCGGCGGCTCGAGCGGAGCAGCGTCGGGCGCCTGCGGGGTGCTGTCGGCGGCCGGTGTCTCCTCGGGCGCCGCGGTGGTCTCCTCCGGGGCGGCTTCGGGCGCCGCGGTGGTCTCCTCCGGAGCGTCGTCGGCCTTGGCGGCTGCGGTCTTGCGGGGGCGGGTGGTGCCTGCCATGGGTGGCTCCCTCTCGGGGTGTGGGTCCGGTCGGCGCGCACCCTGCACGGCGGCCGGCGCTTGTGTCGCGCCCTGCCTCGAGCGAGTGAGCGGGCGTAGGGGAGCGGCCCCTGCGCCTGCGCGAAGGGGCCGCCCGGGTACGGATCAGGAGTAGGTGAATCCGCTGTTCTGCGTGACGTCACCAGAGTCGGCAGACACGACGACGTTGACGGCGCCGGTCGCGCCGGCGGGCGTCTTTACGCGCAGCTCCGTGTCGGAGACGACAGTGAGCGCTGTGCCCGCAGTGGCGCCGAACTTGACCGCCGTGACACCGGCGAGCCGGGTGCCCTTGATGGTGATGGTGGTCCCTCCGGCGGCCGGGCCGGTCGCCGGGGCGATGGACGTGATGGTCGCCGGGGCGAAGAGACGGTCGATCTGGGACTGGGGGACGACGGTCCCGGCCTGGTAGAGCAGATGACGCCGGGAACCTTCGGGGCGGCCGTCGCCGGGCCCGTAGGGCTTCGTCTCGTACACGTCCGCGGTGATCCGCATGGGCGCGTCCGAGACGGCGGCTGCGGGGAACGCCGCCTTCGTGATGGGCGTCCCATCCTTCTTGAACAGCATGGGGGATTCCTTCCTGGGTCGGGTGGCCGGCGAAGGATGGAGCAGGGGCCGGGCTTGGGTCGCGCGCTGCGGTGACGCGGGGCGCTTGCCCAATTGGGCAAGAATGATCTTGATGCCGTCCGGCACGGATCCGGTGCCGGGTGACGCTTGCCCAATTGGGCAAGAACGATCTTGAGGCGCCCCGCCGCCGCTACGGGCGCCCGCTCCGGAACTGCTTGCCGGGGCCACGGCGCTGCGCGTCCCGCTCACGCTGCAGCTCGCTGAACCGCTTGCCGCCCTGCTTGGACTTGAGGTGCCGGATGTTGTTCGCGGGCAGCCCCACCTTCTGCGGGCCCAGGATCGAAATCAGGTCCCCCAGGTCACCGCGGGAGGTGTAACCGGCCTTCTCGACGGATTCCTCGTCGGGGAAGACGTCGACGTGCCGCTCGGTCTCCAGGTCGATCAGGTGGTCCTCACGGCCGCCGAGGGAGTACACCCACTTGAAGTTCTCCGGGGGGTCCGGCACGACGTGCTCGCGGAAGAGGGAAACGCTCTTGGTGTACGCGTAGAACGTCACGTCGGGCGCCGATCTCATGATGCGGAGCCAGGCGCGGATGTACTCCGGGCTGAAGAAGTCACCGGCGTCGTGGCAGCGGACGAACTTCCCGCCCCGGTACCGCTGGTGCTGGAGCTCGGCGGTCATCGCCGCTTCCCAGCCGGCCAGGTCGTCCAGGACCATCAGCAGGTTCGCCTCGTGGGCGGCCTTGACGTTGCGGAACTGGTAGGTGCCAGTGCGGGCGTAGCACAAGGGAGCGCACGCCGAAGCGCCCGGACACGTGTTGTAGTTGCGGCCGTCCGGCAGGGTTCCCGCCCACGCAGGGAGAGTCCACTTGTAGGTGTCGGCATAGCCGGAGCCTTTGTAGGTGGTTAGCAGCCACCGTCTGGTTGATGTCATGCCCGGGACCGTGAGCGTCCCGGGCGGCTTGCGTCGCGTTCAGAGGATTCGCAGGTCGTCCCAGCCGTCGGGGCCGACGCTGAACACCAGCAGGCCCGATGTCGACACCTCGCCGGACCGGACCGTGAACCAGTCGCTTCCGTTGTCGAGGGTCGGGGCCTGGATCCACAGCCGTCCGTTGCCCATCTGCTGGGCCCGGAAGTGATGGAAGTGCCCGGTGATCAGGATGTCGGCGTCCGCAACGGGCTGACGGCCGAAGGTCTGCCCGCGCCACCAGTCGCCGGCCTTCTCCGGCCGGGGGTACTGATGGCCGTGGGAGAGGCCCACGATCTTCCCGGCGATGTCCAGGCTCACGGTGTCCCGCCACCGCTCAGGCATCACGAACGAGACGTGCCCGTAGGCGTCCTCGTTGCGGGCGTAGGCATCGGCAACCTGGGACATGACCTCGATGCCCCAGTCGTCGACGGGCGGCCCCACAGCGTCCTTCCCGCGGCGCACGCGGCCATGGTTGCTGCCGCAGGTCGCGGCGACCACGCGGCCGAACTTCCCGGCGAGCCGGTCCAAGCCCTCGAAGGTGACGCGGCGGTGCACGCGGACCATCTCCGTGAGGGTCAGGTCATTGGTGAACGCCTGCTGCGTGGTGTTCTCGAACCCTTCGACGCAGTCTCCGGCGTCGGCCCAGTAAGCGGCGGTCGGGGCGCGACCCACGGCCTTGAGGTCCCGGATGTGGTCGTCGAGCCGGTCGAACCGGTCGGCGATCCGCGCGATGAGTTCCGGGGTGCCTCCGTCGCGGCCGACCTTCCCGGCCTGGGCGTCGGCGTACACGACGACCAGGGCGCGCTCGGCAGAGTCAATGGCCGGGCGGGGTTTCCGGCGGCGGCGCATCGCATCACGGACAAGGGCGTCGACGTCGCCGGCGGACATCCACGCGGGCTCGGCCGGCTCGATGACGTAGCGGCAGCGCCACACCGCACGGGTGACCGCGTCCTCGCCCTGGGCGTCGCGGTGCCAGGCTGCCGGGTCGTGCTTGGCCTCGACCAGGCGGACACGGAAGCCGGAGGGGATGGCGAGACCCATCTCTTCGACGCGCTCACGCCAGTCGGCCTCACCGGCGGGCGGGGTGTCGGCGGGCGGGGCGGTGACGACCATCGTGCCGCCCGGCTCGTAGCGGACGCCGGATTCCCAGCCGCGCGGCGCGGCCGGGTAGGCGCGCTGAGCCTGGGTGGGATGGCTCTGGTCGTGGGAGGCAGGCTCGAGGAGTGCCTGCAGATCGTGGTTCAGGGTCATCGCTCGCACCGGCATCCGTTGGGCTTCCCGCGCCGTCGGTGCCGCGCGACGGTGTAGGCCGTGACAGGGTCGCCGTAGCGGCTGAGGGTCTCGGCGATGGCTGTGGCGGAGACGCTGGCTGTGTCCAGCACCGCGCGCAGGGATGTGGCCACGTCAGTGTCTGCGGCTTCCAGGAGGGCACCGACGCTGCAGCGGGGGCCCCGGTGGGAAGCGGGCGCGCCCGCGAGGGCGTCCAGCTCCTGGGCGAGGCCTGGGGGTTGCTTCTCGATCACCAGCGTCCTCCGTCGTCGTGGTGGTGGTACGTGGGAGGGGGCGCACCCGTGGCCGGGTGCACCCCCTCACTCCGGCCTGGGTCAGGGCGCGGTCGGCGTGGTCCAGGTGCCGATGACGAAGGACTCCGGTCGCGGTACCTCGAGCGCCAGGCGCTCGTCGGCGCGGAAGGTGATGAGGCCCTGCTCGTAGTTCGTGCCGTTCTCGGAGGAGACGGTCACGGAGACGTTCTCGCGGTCGTGGAGCTGAGCACCGAGCCCGAACGCACCGATCAGGAAGTCGGTGTCGGCCATGGCCGTGGTTTCGACGACGTTGAGCCTCCAGACCTTCTTTTCGGCGCCGATGGCGACGGCGATGGCGACGCGGAAGGCACCGTTCTTGTCCTCCTCGACCTCGACGTGCTCCCACATGGTGGGGGACAGGACGATGCCGGTGGGGTCGTACTCGGCGAGCAGGGCCTTGGTGATCGACCTGCGGATCTGGACGGAGTACTGGTCGGACGCGAGGCCGGTGTACTGCTGGACTCCGGGGGTGTTGTAGATGCCGGTGATGGACTGGCCGTCGCCGACGCTGTGGAGCAAATCCCAGTCTTCGGCGTACTTGACGCCCTCCACCATGCGGGTGTTGATGAAGGTCTTGAGGCGCGGCTCGTCGGACAGGATGTTCTTGTGCGCGTCGAGCAGGTGCGCGACCTCGGCGACCGGGTACATCACCGGGGTCAGGGACAGCTTGGACCGCGGGGCGCGTCCCCAGGTGTCGGTGTCCGCGCCGGTCGCCGGCGAGACGCCGTCCGCGGCGTACCGCTCCTTGACCTGCTTGGCGTTGTTCGTCCAGCCGGTCTCTCGCGCGCCGTACAGCACGGCGTTCTTGGTGGTGCTCTTGGGGAAGAGGTCCCGGATGTGGAACTTCCGGAACGGGCGTTCGGCGATGCCAAGGTTCTGCGCGGAGCCGAGGACCTGGTGGGTCACGGTGCCCGCGGACAGGGAGAAGATGGACTTCCCCTCGATGTCGGCGCGGATGTACGGCTTGTCACGGAACCCGGCCTGCGTGGCGTGCTTGTAGGAGTCGGACTCGACGAACAGGTCACCGAGGGACTTCTCCTCGAAGCCGGGGCGCTGCCCGTAGTGCTGGGCCGCGGCCGGCGGCGCCTCCGGGGCGTCGAGGTACTGCTTGATCTCGGTCAGGCCCTGCTCGGCGTCGATGAGAGCCTTGATCTCCTGCGCCTCGCTGGAGACCTTGCGGAAGGCCTTGGCCTGATCGCTGGAGACGACGAACTGCCCGCCGTCCTCGACCTTGAAGGTCTGGCTGATGCGCTCGGCCTCGGCGGACTTGAGCTGCAGTGCCTTCTGCAGCTCCTCGATACGGCTGGTGGGCATTTGAGGTGCTCTCCCTGATGCTGGGTGCGGTTGACGTGCGTCGCTCCGCCCGGCCAGCACCGGGACAGCCTCAACGCGAGGCGTGATGAAAGAGGTTCGGGGTGGTTAACGTCGCGCGCTGCCCGCTCGAGACGTCAAGAGCGGGCAGCGCATGGGGTTTGACCTGCGGTTTTACTAGCGGCGCGGCTGCGGGTTCGTGGCTGTCGCACGGCTGCGGGGGTGCAACTCAGCTCCGCAGTGAGGCGAGTGCGGCCTTCACCTCGTCAGGGTTCAGGCGGACCATGCCGTCCGGCCCCGGGGTGTCCTCGTCGTCCGCGTCGCCGTCGGGGTCGTCCCCGGCAGATCCGCCGTCGGGATCGGTGGCGCCGGCTCCGTCGTCAGGGCCGTCGCCACCGGGGTCGGCCTCGGGGGCGTCGTCGAAGGAGTCTTCGTCGTCTGCGTCCCACAGGTCCAGCCCCAGCGGGGCGCCGCCGGCCCCCGGCCGGTTTCCGGCGGGCGGCTCGTCGTCGGTGATGTCGAGCCCCTTGGACGACAGGGCGGCGATCAGGCTGCGCACCTTGTCCTTGACGCCCTGGAGCTGCTCCGGGCCCGCGGTGGTGGTGCTGATGCGTGCTGTCGCGTCGCTGAGCGCATCGACGGTCGGCTGCACGACCCGGGCGTCGGTCTCCTCGTCCTCGTCGGCCTCGCGCGGCTCGTCGTCATCGTCGGGAACCACGACGGTGGCCAGCGTCACGGGCTGCGGCGTACCGAGTTCCACGTCGTCGCCGTTGAGGGTGTACGGCACCAGGTAGGTGTCCTCGTCCTCTCCGCCGGTGTGCACGGAGGTGATGACGTGGTCCGGGTAGGTGCCTTGGATGCACGCCCAGGTGTCCTCATCGGAGGCGAGGAGCGCGCGGACGGCCTGGGCCAGGCGGTCGCGGATCTGCTCGAACGACGCGGGCAGGGGCTGCATACTGTTCACGGATTCTCCAGGGGTGGCGCTGAGGCTGGCTTTGGTCTCGCGGGTGAGAGGGCGAGCGGACTTGCCGTCGAGGGCGGCGTGGGTGGCGGGGTAGATCCCCAGGGCGTCCTTGTGCCGGAGGTTGCAGTACCCCTTGGCGTTCTCCGGGCTCATGTGGCGGCCGGCGATGGACACGCAGCGGTCGAAATCCCCGGGGGTCCCCCAGCCGATCTCAGCCGCGCCGGCACCGTGTACGTACCAGTGGCGGAGCTGCTCGGCGTTGCCGCGGTTCTGGTCCGCTCCGCCCTGGGCCTTGATCTCGGCGACCGTGGCGCGGGCGGATTTGTGCTGGATACGCCGCGGGATGGCGCGGGCGGCCGCCACTGCCGCGCGCGCGGACTTGTGCTCGAGGCCGGTGAGGGCGCGAGCGGCCCGCACCGCGGCGCGCGCGGACTTCTCCTCGGGGCCCTGGAGGGCGGCGGCGATGCCGTCGACGACGTCCTGGGGGACGGGGTCGAGGGCTGCTGGGGCCTGCGGGAGTGAGGCGCCGGCCAGAAGGTCCCACGGGGTGTCGCGGCACTCCGGCCGCAGGAGCGGCATGTCGGGGATGGCGGTGATCGGCCACCAGGCGGTGACCTCCGTCGCGTCCCCGTCGGGGTCGTCGGGGTTGGCGACCCGGCGCTCGTCGTGCGGCATGTTGATCGGCACGGAGGCCTCGGTGGGGACGATCGCGACGTAGAGCCGGTAGAAGCCGTTCGCGTTGGTCCATGCGCCGACAACGCTGGTGGTGCCGGGGAGGGTCGAGCCGGTCTCCTCGGACCACTCGCGCAGCGCGGCCGCCAGGGCGTCCTCGCCGTCGTTCCGGTGGCCCCCGGGAAACTCCCAGGTCCCCGCGGCCGGGTCACTGTCGTCGAGGGCGCGCTGGATCATCAGCACACGGCCCGTGTCGGCCGCCTTGACCACCAGGCCCGCGACCTTGATGGCGTCCTCGGCCTTCGGTGACGCGTCGATGTCGATCTCGACAGCGGCAGGCGTGGACTTGTACTCGAGCGCGTCACCGCCGCCGGCAGCGGACTTCACCTCGAGGGAGCGGGTCAGCGGGTGCGCGCCATGCAGCACGGGCGAGACCTCGTACAGGTCCAGGGTGTGGATCACGCGGACACCGTCGCCGCGGAGGGTGGCACCAGTCTCGGGCACGCGGTAGCCGATGCTGAACGCGGCCTGCTTGTGCTCGTGCCACTGCTTGACCTGCTCGTAGGCGTCGCGGCCCTGGCTGGTGCGCAGGTTGTAGACCACGCTGGCGACCAGGGCGCCGGCCTCGGCGGGCCAGTCGGGCACGCTCTTGAATCGGACGTCGCCTGGCAGCCATTCCTCGCACTCGACGACGACGCCGACGGGGTCCTTCCAGGCGTGATGCCACACGGTCTTGACGGGGCGTGAGGCCAGAGTGCGGGTGAAGGCGCCGGGCACGATGAGGTCGTTGACCTCGTCGACCACGCCGGTGACGGCGTAGATGGCCCGGCTGGTGCCTCGCTGGAAGGTACTGGGAACTGCGGGTCTAGGTGGAGCAGCGGTCGGCACGGCGGGGAACCTCCGGCGGTGGACAGTGGGCCGCCGGGCACCGTGCCGTTCGCGTGTGCCTACTGTCCTGCGCTGGCTCCTGCGGTCTGCTGCTCCTCGGCCTCCGAGCGGGCCATGACCCACCCGCGGGTCCAGTAGCGATACCCGAACTGCGCCTCAGCGTCGCCGTTCTTGTCGTACGGGCAGGCGTCGGAGGGGTCTCCGGCCTGGTACGCGGTCTTGCCTTCGGTGAGCACCTTCTGGAAGGCCTGGCGGTTGAGCTGCACTGTCGGCTCTCCTTACTGGCTGGCGAACATGGAGTCCTGGACGCCACGGTCTGCGGCCGGTGGCGCTGCGGCGTCGGGTGCCGCCTGGCCGGCCGTCCCGTCTCCGTCGGGGCCGTGCGTGCGGGTCATGTGCGCCCCGTCTACGTCGAGCGCCCACGCATCCAGGTCGGTGTACCGCCACACCTGGCCCGTGGAGTCACGCACCCACCCGGTCTTTGTACCGTCCGGCGCGACGTCGAGCCAAGCCTGCTCCCCGTTGCTGCCGGTGTAGGCGGCGAACGCGTTGTCGGGGGAGGTCTCGTCGCCCTCGTCGTACGGGTCACCGGCCCAGGGCCGTGAGTCGTCTTCGGGTTGTGGCGGGGCCGTGCCTGGGTCCTCGTCGGTGCCGTCTCCCCCTGGCGGGGTATCCGCCGGCGGAGGCGCCGCAGGGTCCTCCGGCGGTGCGGCCGGGTCCGCTGCCGGGTCCTCGGGGAGGTCCTGAGTGGGGTCCTGCGGCGGTGCGCTGTCGGAGACGCCGGGGCCGGCCGTCTCGAGCGAGGGATCTTGCGAGCCCGGGGTCTGCTCGTTCTTGTCGTCTTCCTCCCCGAAAGGCTTGCCGCCCTTGGGGAGTGCCTTGATGGCGAATCCGTATCTGGTCACGGGCGGGAGGATGACGGGCGGAGCGGCTTGTGTCGCCGCCACCGTCGCAGCCTCCACCGACCAAGATCATTCTTGCCCAATTGGGCAAGCGCCCCGGATCAGCTCCCTGGCACGCCCGCCTGCCTAGGTACGGTGCCGCCCTCCTCAATCACGTTGGTGTATTCGCGGAGTACCGCGAGTACGGACGCCTCGTCGTCCCCGGCAACGGCCTTCATGGGGCCTGTCGGCGACAGGGCGATGGTCTCGCCCTGGTGGAGCTCCACCAGGGCCGCGGCCCGATGCGACCCGATCACCGGGCGGTCGGCCCGCCCGGTGATCTGCACGGTGTAGGTCGCACCGTCGTCGAACGAGCCGGTGACGGTGAACACTGCTGCCTCCCTATCGCGTGGCGAGCAGGCCCAGGAGGAACGCGCGCAGGTCGTCATCCAGGTACCAGTCGCCGTTGAACATGGACTGAACGGATCGGGCGAGCGTGTCACCGGTGTCCGGTTGCGTCTGCTGGCGCCGCAGGAGCCGGTCCCACGTCCTCGGCCGCATCCGGCGGGCGCCGGGCTGGCCGATGTGGGTCCGGGTGAACCAGAACGCGCGCTGCGCGGCGTCCAGGTCCCCCAGGTGCTGGGCGAAGTGCTGCGCCAAGGCGAACCCGGCGGTGCCCAGTCCCTCGTCGGCCAGGTCGGCGACCGTGATCCGCTGACCCTCCGGCTCGTAGCGGCCCTGCGTGCCATCCACGGCCGTCACGCGGCGCACCTCGGGGGTGTTGAGCCATGACCGCGGGATGAGCCGCTGCACGCCCCGTGCGGCCCGCTCTGCGTCCGGGGTGGTGTCCGGGCCGAACACGATCGCCGTGTTGCCCTCGGGGCCCATGGGACGGACGTCGGCCAGGGACGCGGCCACGGCGTCGGGCACAGCGGCGGCGTACCGGCTGCGCAGGTCCGCGTAGTCCCGGCGGGCGGCCGCGAGTTCGGCGCGGGCTGCCGTGATCTCGATGTCGAGGTCCGGGTCGTCCGGGATGGTCGCGCTGCTGCGGGCCGCCTGCAGGTTGACCAGGCGCCGCTCGCTGGCGGCCACGTAGTCGTCCGCGTGCTGCAGCGTTGCGTGCGGGTCGTTCCCGAAGTCGTCGCCAAGGGCAGTGGACAGGCGACGGGTCACGTCCTGGTCGACATCGGTGCCAGCCGCCCGCAGCGCCGCCATGTGACGGAGCCCAGTCAGGCCGGGGCCGCCGTCGGCCGCACGGTCCGGCGCCCACTGGATCCGGTCAGACCGGTCCGGGAGCCGACCAGATGCGAGGCGAGCCCACGTCGTCGGCCGCCAGAAGGTGACGCGCCGCTGCGCCTGCCCGAACCGGCCCGGCTCCGGCAGAAGTCCAGCCCAGTGGGAGATCCGCGCGGCCAGCGACTCGCCGTCCGTGTCGGGCAGGTTCACCGCGCGGTGCAGACGGGCCAGGCGCCGGGACTCCGGCCACTGCCGGACACGGCGGACCGCGCGCCCCAGGAAGGCCCGCAGGCGGGCGAGGCGCTCGCGGGTGTCCCGGTACCTCTCGGCGATGGCCTGCGCGCCTTGCCTCACCACTTCACCAAAGCGCTTGGCCATGCGGATCAGGGCGGCAACGATCCGGGCGAGGAGGCCCGGCTGGCGGCCGGCGTCCGGGGACGCTGCGGCGACCCGGGCGGCGATGCGGCGGGCCGTGGCCTGCCGGGTCCCGGCCATTCGCTGGGTGAGGATGCGGGCGATCCGGTCGGCGTCGCCCGGGTCCACGCCCGCGGCCTGGAGCTGCTGCAGGAGTGCGTTCACGGCGTCGTCAGCGTGGCCGTTGACGGTCCGGGTGATGTCCGGGTCGGCGTCGGGGTCCGCGGTCGACGGGCGGCCGGCGACCTGGTCCGGGATGAGGCGGAGCAAGTCCCGGGCGCGGGCCGCCAGGTCCTCGTTGCTCTCGCCGTCGAGCGGCTCGAGGTCGTTGATGGTGCGCAGGGCTGCCCGCACGGTGTCGTTGTGGGCCTGGTCGCGGGTGTCGCGGAGGCGGCGCTGGGCGTCCGCCCGGTCCCGGCCGGTGATGCCCGCGGCGTCGAGGGCGGCGGATCCGTCGCGGCGGGTGGCCTGACGGGCGTTGGCCAGGGCCTCGGCGGTGAGGCGCTGGGCGATCTGCTCGCGCAGGGCATGGATGTCGCCGGGCGGCTCCGTGCCCGCGATGGCCTCGTCGATGATGCGGGCTGCGTGGGCGCGGCCGTGGTCGTTGACGATCTGGTCGATGTCGGCCTGCGGCACCTGGTTGGGGTCGCGGGGTGTACCGACCGGCGGCAGGGCCGGGGTGGGCCGGTTGCGGTCGTAGACGTCCACGGCGCGGCCGCTGTGCAGACCGAAGTCGTGGACGTTGCCGTTCTCGTCGACACCGGTGAGCTGCATCCACCAGCCGTTGCGCTGCGGCTCGCTGATGATCGTCAGCCTGCGGTGGCCGTTGAACTGGTAGCCGGTCCTGCTCACAGGCGCGTCGATGACGTCGCCGCGGCGCAGGCTTCCCGGGCGCACCCGCGCCACAGGGGTCGCGGGCTCATCCGGGGTGCTCGAGGTGTCCGGCGTGCTGGGCGCGGCTGGCGCGCTCGGAGCGTCCGGGGCGTTGGGCGCGTCCGGGGCGTCGGTGTCGTCGATGTCGGGCGGGCTGACGGGGTCCGGTGCTGCCTCGGGGAGCTGCCACACAGTGGTGATGCCGGGCATGGTCCGGCGCCGCCACTGGTTGTTCTCGTCCTCGAGGAGCAGGCCGCGCATGCCGCCTGGCGCCTCTTCCACGTCGATGACGCGGTACACGTGGATCTGGTCGCCGCGGCGGGCGTCCGGCATGGCCACGTAGTCGCCCTCACCGATCTGGGACACGTTCATCGGCCGGGGCTGATTGAAGCCGGGCGGCGGCGTGAAGCCGGCCGCCCGGTCGAGCCGATCAGCGGCTCGCAGCGCGCTGCGCCCCTCCGGCGTTGAGGGGTCCGCGGAGGCGCGAAGCTGATCGGCGAGTGCCCTGGCGTGCTCCGGCGACAGGGGCAGGTTCGCCGAGATCCGAACGGCGCCCTGGTGCGCGTCGGGGTTGTCGTCCGGGCCGTCGGCGTGGTCGCCGATGACATTGCGCTCGTCCGGGGTCAGGCCCGGGTCGACGGTCGGCCCGGTGATGGGGTCGACGCGGTGCGGCGGCTCGTGCACGACCAGGTCGTCAGCCGGTTCGGGCGCGTTGTCCGGACCGAGGTCCGGGGCGCCGCCGTCCGGGCCCTGGGCGCGCGGGAGGACCGCGCGGGCGTCGACGTCAATCTCGCCCATCTCGCCGGTGGTGGTGTCGGCGTACTGGATGGTGACGCGGTCTCCGTCCCGGTGGGGCGGGCTGGTGATCGCGACGGTGGCGAGGTGGCCGTCGAGGTCCAGGAGGATGACGTCGCCGTCCTTGAGGTCGCCGGCCGCGGGCTCGTCGATGTTGGTCACCGGTGACGTGGCGGGGGCCTCGTCGCGCACCTCGCCGGTGACGCGAAGTTCGCCGGCGCTGCGGGTGATGGTGCCGTCGGCCGTGTTGATGCGGACGGAGTCGCCGTCGACGTCGTCGACGGGGCCGAGCAGGGCGCCGTCGGTGTCGCTGACGATGTTCCGCGGGGTCACGCGGTGCCCGTCGGTGGTCCATCCGTCGGGGCGCTGGCCGTCGGTGACAGTGAGCGTGGTCGGCGAGAGAGCGGCGTCGTCGTTGCCGTCGGCCCAGTGCACCGACACGGTGCTGTCGGTGGCGCCGGTAACGGTTCCCTCTCGGTCGTCGGTACCGGTCACGGTGCTGCCGGGGAACAGTCCGCGACCGCTGCGGTCCGTCGGGATCTGGTCGGGCAGTTCACCGGAGCGGAGCGAGGCCTGGGCGCCGCTGGCCGGCGACCCGGGCACGACGTCGTCCGGCGCCTCGGCACGCGCCGCGTTGGCGTTGATGGAGGTGTAGACGTTCCCGGCGGCGCCGGTGCCGTCCGGGTTCTCCGTCACCCAGGTACGCCACTCCTGCACTGCGCGGCCGCGGCGGGTGACGTCCACCCGCACGGGCGCGGTCTGGACGTACCCGGCGCGCTGGACCTGCCGGCCGCCCTTGGTGGTGCCGTCCATGCGGACCATGTCGCCGGGCGCCAGGTCCTCAACCCGGGCCCAGTGCGCGGGCTGCCCACCGATCGGCTCCGGCTCGGGGCCCGGCTGGGGCTCCGCCGACGGGCGGGCAGTGTCCTCGGGGACGTTCACCGGCTCATCCGGCTTCGGCACCGCGGGAGACGGTGCGTTGGTGTTGCCAGTCGGCTCGTCTTGGGCGCGGGGCCGCTCCACGTCGCTGTCCGGGCCGCCCAGGGCGTCGAGGAGCTGGCCGGCCCAGTAGGTACGGCTGTCCAGGTCGGACAGTTCCTGGCGCTGCTGGCTGTTCCGCTTGGAGTTACTCACGGCGTCGTGCAGCCATGCGAAGTCGTCGCGGGCCTGCGCCAGGTCCTGGCGCAGGTCTCCCGTGGGCGAGTGCTGCTCACCGAAGGCGTCGACCAGGTTGGAGAGACGCTCGTACCGGGCACGCGCTTCCGGGTCGTTGCGGAGCGACTCCGGGAGCTCCGGCAACTGCCGGGTCACGCTGGCCAGACGCCAGGTCACGCTGTCCCACACGTCCGCGTTGGGGTTCGCCGCGTCCGTGGGGCCGTCCTGCAGAGCGCGCACGACGAGGTTCGCGAGGGCTGTGTCCCGGGACTGGGAACGGCTCTGCTGGCTGTCGTCCAGGCCGAAGAACGGGCGGGCCTTCCACACCGGGCCGCGGTCAGGATTGGACCGGTTCAGATTGACGATGGTGCCGATCCGCTGGCCGTTCAGCCACACAGACTCGCCCTGGGCGATCTCGTCTGGGCGGACCTCGGCCATGTTGGCGAACTGCTTCATCCGGTCGTGGCCGCCGAACCGGAACGCGGCTTCCTCCTCGCTCTCACCGGTCATGGAGGCAGGGGGCGCGGGGGTGACGTCGTCGACGGTCGGGGAGTCTGCACTGCCCGGCATACCCTCCGGGGTCGTGTCGTTGGGCGCGCCTTCCTCGGCGGCGCGGCGCATCTCCTCCTCATGCTGGTGCCGGGCAAGGCGGTCGCTGTCACGGCGCGACTGCTTGAACTGTGCGAACGTCTGCCGGCCGCCGTTGTTGTCGAACCATTCCTGCAATTCCTCGCTGGCGAACTGCCGCCACCGGTCGTTCGCGGAGAGGGCCCCACCAGAGAACAGGTCCCTCTCGTTGAAGCCGGGGCCGCCGTACTTGTACTCGCGGCGGTAGAAGTAGCCGTTCGTGGCGGCGATGGCCGCCTGGTAGCGGGCCTCGTCCCAGTCGGCGAACTCGGCGCGCAGGGTGCGGTCGGCCTCGCGCGCCCGGTACTGCGGGTACGTGAGCCGGCCGTTGCCGGTGGTGTTGTCGTCGCCGAACATCCAGTGGTTCAGCTCCGGCGAGGCCAGTTCCCGGGCGCGCTTGTTGCTGTACTTGCCGCCGGAGAACACGTCGCGCGGGTCGATGCCGGCGGCCTCGGCCTCCGGGCTGAGCATGCGCCCGCCGGTGGCCTGCATGGCGGCCTGGAAGCGTTCCTCATCGAGGGAGTTGAACTCACGGCGCAGACGGCCGGGGGTGGCCGGAGCGGGCTGCGTGACGTCCGTGTCTCCGAAGCCGAGAGCCTCGTCCATGGCCTGGCCGCGGCGCTCCGCCTCATCGGCGTCCGCTGGCGGGGTGTCGGGCACGGCGGCGCGGATCCGCTGGTCGACGTAGCCGTCGCGGCGGTCCATCTCCGCCATGACACGCTGCATGTCCTCCGGGCCGAGACCCTGCCGCAGGGCGGACTCGAGGTCGGAGTCGTCCAGGCCGGTGAGGTCCTCGGGCAGGTTGAACCCTCCGGCACGCTCCTGCTCGTAGTCGTTCTGCACGTCGCGCAGCGCCTGGGGGAGGCTGCGGCCTTCCCCGTCCCGCCATGCCATCACGGCTGCCGGGCCCTGCGGCTGGTGCCAGTCGAAGGGGTCGCCGTTGCGGTCGGTGATCTCCTCGAATCGGCCGGCCAGTGTGCGCGCCTCTTCGGGGTCGTTGGACTGCAGGGTGATGCCGGGCAGGTTCGTGCCGTTGCGGGCCTGCGCGAAGTGCCACACGGTGCTGCCGTCGGCCTGCTGCTCGGGGTACAGCGCGATACCGCCCTCGGGCGACAGGGCGAGGCCTTCGCGGTTGGCGAGGTCGGCGAGGTGGGCGCGCCGCTCGGGGGTGTCCTCGTCCGCGGTGAGGCCCTGGCCGGTACGCCAGGCGTTGCGCAGGGAGTCCACGTCGCGGGGGCGAGGGCTGTTGGGCGTGCTGCCGTGGTGGCTGCCACCGTGGCCTCCGCCGTCGCCGCCGTCACCGTCGCCGGTACCGGTGCCGGCGGGGGTGTTGGAGTCCGGCAGGTTCAGGTGTGGCAGGCCGGGCCCGCCCAGGCCTCCGCCGTTGGGGGCGCCGTTGCCGCCGTTGCGGTTGCGGCGCCGACGCCTACGACGGCGCTCCTCGTCGTTCTGGTCCTCCTCCTCGGCGTTCGGGGTGTCCTGCTGGTCGTCCGTGTGGTCGGGGCCGTCCCCTTCACCGTCGTCGGTGTGGTCCGGACCGTTCCCTTCACCGTCGTTGGAGTCGCCGGTGCCTGCGTCGCTGGCGTCCGGGCCGCCATCCGGAGCGCTGTCGGGACCATTTGCCCCGCCGTCGGGGTTGGCGTCGTTGCGCTGCCGGTGGTTCTCCTCGTCGTCCTGGCCGTCGTTCTGCTGGTCGTCATCGCGGTTCGGGGTGTCCTCACCCGGCTCGTCGACGCTGGGGTCGTTGGCGTTGCTGTCGCTGGACCCGGGGCCGGTGTTCTCGCCCTCGTTGTCGTGGTTGCCGCGGTCGCCCTCACTGCCCAGGTCGGGCGCATCGAGGGAGGTGTCACCGTCGCTGTGCTGCCCCTGGTCGCTGTTGCGCTCCTCCTCACCGGGCCGCGGCCGGCGGAAGGCCGTGGGCCGGTCCGGGGTGTTCCGGAAGCCGAACGTGCTGAACGGGGTCTCCCGCTCCCGCTTCTCCGGGTCCGGGTGATCCGGGTTGACCTCTACCGTCCTGTCCTCGAGGTCCGCCGAGTAGTCCGTGCCGTTCGTGAACGGCCAGGTACCTGTGCGGTTCATGTGCTGTGCCCGCAGCGGACCCCTGAGACGACCGCGCTGGCTTACACGGTCGTCCTGATCGAGCGCCGAAATCTCGTCGCCGGCCTGAGCGTCGCGAACGTCGAGGGGAACCGTGTAGCCGTCGGCCTCCTGCTGGGCGCGCCAAGCGTCGTAGTGGTCATCCAGCCGCCGCTCACGGTCGAGGTAAAGACGGGCATCGTCCTGCCACGGCTTGTTCAGGCCCTCGGCGTCACCGCGGTCGACTATCCGCTGGGCGACGGTTTCGCCGAGGGATTCTCCGTTGGGCCCGCGGAAGGTACGGGCCCGCTCCGCCGCATCCGGCGCGTCCCACGGGAAGGGGCGCCCATTCTCATCGCGGACTCCTTCGAGGATGCGGGCGTACGCAAGGGCGTCCTCCCGGGTGAAGGCGCGGGCAACGGGCTCCATCGACCCGGGCGCCATGACGGTCCAGCTCGCCCCGATGTCGTCGCCACCCACAATGGCCAGGTGGCCGCCCTCGGACAGCTGCAGGTTGCGGTTGTCCGCGTAGTGGTCTCGGAATCGTTCCTCCGGGACAGCCGAGGGGTGGCTCGGCTCGTCCAGTTCACCGCTCCGCCACAGGTCGCGGATCTGGTCGACGCTCGTGAATCGCGGGGGAGCCGCGTTCGGCGCGGCCGGCGCATCGGCCGTATCCGCGTCCGGGCCGCTGTTGTCGTTCGTACCGTCGTCCTCGCCGCGGGCAATGCGCGCAGCGCGGCGGAACTGCTCGGCGGCGTGCTCGCCCTGGGGGCCTGCGAGTTCGTACTGGTCGGCGAGCCCGTCCATGCGGTCAGCGATGTCACGCAGTTCCGAGTCCGGGTCGTCCGCGGTGTTCGCGCGGTCCAGGCGGTCGCGCAGCTCCTGCATCTCCGGGAGGGACTCGCCGCCCACGGCGTTCATGCCCTCACCGAACGCCGCCTGGGCGCGGGTGGTCCGGTCGTCGTTGTTCGGCTGGTTCGGTTCCGGGGCACTGTCCGGACCGTCGGGGGTGTCGCTGTCGCCCTGGAAGTCCGGGTGAGCGATTGCGGCCTCCGCCTTCCGGCGCGCGGCCACGGCCCACGACTTGCGGCTACGGGTCTCGTACGGCAGATCCGGGTTGTTGAACTGCGCCTCGAGCCAAGCGGCTTCGTCGCGGATGTGGCGGAGGTCGCCCTGCAGGTCGTCGGTGTGACCGTCCTCGACACGGCGGATCAGCTCCTGGAGGCGCTGGATCCGCTCCGGGTCCTGCAGACCTCCCAGGTTCCGCAGGGTCGCGATGTCATCGCCGATGTCGGCCATCCGGACCCGCAGCTCGTTGGAGTACGCCGGGCCGTGGTTCGGCTGCGCGTTGGCGGCTGCCTCTGCCTCCTGCCGGGCACGGCGCTCCTCCTGCTTTGCGCGGTGCTCGTCCTGCTCGCGGCGGATGTCAACGAGATGGACGAGGCCTGCGACCGCGTCACTCTTGGTCTTGATCAGGGCGCCGCTGGAGGTGCCGTCAGTGTGGGTGTACTTCCACTTGCTGCCGAGCTTCTCGACCATGCCGATCTGCTCACCATCGAGGGACACCGGATAGCTGCCGTCGGCGTTCCTCTTACCGACCTGGGCTCGCTCGAGCGCTTCCGCCTTCTGGCGAGCCTTCTCGGCGTCCTGTTCCTCCCTTCGCCGCATGGCCTCACGAATGCGCTGCTGATCCATGAGCGCGCCACGGCGGTTACCGATCCTGGACACGGTCGGGAACCGGTCGCTCTTGGGCACGCGCGGCCCCTCGCCGCCCGGCACGATGTGCCGCTGCCGCCAGGCCTCGAGGTCGTCCAGCTCCTTCGCGATGTCCTCGTTGGACATCGCGACCGGCGGGGTGTCGCCAATGGGGGCAGGCGGGATCTCAGCCCCCGGTGCGTCTGCCCCGTCACCGTTGTCCGCGGCGTTCGGCCGGCGCCAGGCGTCCCACTGCTCCGGGGTGAACCGCTCGACAAGGCCACCTTGCGGCATGACGACGGTGTGCTGGATGCCGCGGTTCTCCCACCGCTGTCGGTCCTCGTTCCACTCCCGTCCCTCGTAGCTGACCAGCGTGCGACCGTTCGACGTCGATGAAGCGCCGCGGAACGTGCCATAGAACGGTGCGAGCCCGCTGTTCACGCGGTCGTTGGCCTGGAAGGAGACCAGGTCGCCGTCCTGCAAGTCCCACGGGTGGAACAGGGTGCCGCCGTCCGGGCCGTCGCCCTGCGGCTGCGGCTCACGCTCGGGCAGCGCGGCAAGCGCACGGTCCAGGTCCTGGCCCAGGTCGTACAGCTTGCGCTGCGCTGTGCGTGCTTCGTCTGAGTCGGGCAGGAGGTCCCGGTTCAGGCGGCTGGCTACGTAGTCGAGCTGTTCGCGTACGCGCCGCAGGTCTTCCCGAGCGTCGCCGGTCGGCGGGTTCCCGTCGAGGATGCCGTCCAAGGACGCTCGGATCTGCGCGTAGTCGTCGCGGATGCGGCGGACGCTGTCCTTGTCCTGTCGGGACAAGCCGCTGAGCTTGGGCAGTGCTGGCAGTTCAGGCAGCTCATCGCGGAGGGCGCGGGCCGTCTCCGTTTCGTCGTCATTGGCGCTGGCGCCCGGAGTTTCCGGGGCCTGCGGAGTGTCAGGGGTCTGGGTGCTGTCCGGGGAGGCCTGGGGGGTGTCGGGGGTGCCGTTGTCGATGAGGTCCGGGGTGCCGAACTCGTCGGTGGGACGCGGTGCGTTCTGATCCGGGGCGGGCGCCGGGCGTTCGTCCTGGCCGAAGTCGTCCGGTCGCATCTGCTGCCAGTCCATCCCGCCGCCGCCCTCGCCGCGGCCGCGGTCCGACACAGTGCCGGGCTTGGAGGCGCCGAACGTGGCGTCGGTACGGGGCACCTCGAGCTGGACGTCTTTGCCGTCGCGGCGGCCGGTGATGAGGACCTGGCCCATGTCGCCGCGGTGGATCTCGGAAACCTCGAGGGGCTCCGACCAGCCGGTCACAGTGCGGCCGCGGGCGCCCTCGGGGCGTCCCAGCTCGGGCACGCGGATGGTGTCGCCCGGCTGGACGTCGTCCCACGCTGAGTGCTTCCAGCCCTCACCGGCCCGCTGGTTTCGGTTGTCGGTGAGCTTGTTGAGCGCGGTGATGGCGGCCGCGCGGCTCGTGTACCTCTCGGTGGTCGGGGTGCGTCCGTCGCGGTCGACGAACACCCACTTCCCCTTCGTGTCCTTGTAGACGGCGCCGATGAGCGCGCCGTCGCGGCCCTGGACCTGCTCGCCCTTGAGGCGGGCGAGGCGGGCGGGGTCGCGGACGAGACCGGTCTGGTCGCGGCGGCCCATCTCGTCGCGGCGGCGGGCAAAGGTCCGTTCGGACTGGGCGTCGTTCAGGGCGCGGATGCGGGCGGTGACCTGGCGGCGGACAGCGCGGGCCGACGGGTCGTTGCCGTCGGGCAGGGTGGCGTCGCGGAGGTGGGCAAGCTCCGCGGTGATCTGCTCATCCCGCATGGTCTTGGGGTCGTCGGTTCCCGGGCGGGGCGTGCTGTCGTCCGTCGGGGCGTCGAACATCGTGCGGATCTCGCCGCCGCGGCGGCGGGCCAGCACTCGGTCGTACGGAGTGGCGCCCCAGCTCTGGAGCCGCAGGTTCTTCGGACCCACCGAGTCAACGCGGTACCAGTTCGATCCCGTCCAGACCTCGTCACCGGGCTGGAAGTCCGTGGTGGCCCAGGTGCCGGCGGGCGCGTGGTACCTCCTGCGGAGCTGCTGGAGCTGCTCGTCCGACAGCTCCGGCTTCTCGTCGGGGTCCTCGTTGGGCATCTGGAAGGCGACGTTGCGCCGCTCCAGCCACTCCTTGAGCTGCTTCACCTTGTCGTCGCGGCGGGACAGCGTCATGTTGCTGGGCAGGTAGAAGAACCGCGGCTGCGTCCTGTCCCTGCTGGCCTTGAAGCCCAGGCGGCGCAGCACACCGAATTCCTCGTCGCTGACCATGCCGTTGGGCGTGGGGAAGTGGACGGTGGTGCCGGTGCCACTGTGGTCGATGCGGACGTGGTCGCCCGGAGCCGCGGCAGGCTCGGCATCCGGTGCCGCGTCGGCGTTCGGGGTGGTGTCTGCAGCATTCGGCGTCGGAGTATCGGCCTGCGGGCCGTCTGCTGCCGACGTCTCGGTGTCCGGGGTGTCCGAGGACGGGGCCTCGCCTTCCGGCGCGTTCGCGTCGGGGGCGTTCGCCTCCGGCACCTCGGGAGCGTCCTCGTCCGGGTGCAGTACGCGCAGCTCCTTGTCCGGCGCGAGGAAGTGCTCGCCGCCGTTGTCGTCGACGACTCGGATGCGGCCGCGCGGGGTCCGCAGCGGCGGCTCCTTCACGGTGTAGGTGCGCCCGTCGTTGTCGACGAACCGGTCCCCGACCTGGAAGTCGGCAGGCTTGCGGGACTGCGGGGCCCGCAGCCGTCGCGTGTCGCGGCCTTCGTGGTCGGCGAACATGTCAGGCGTTCCGGCGGCGTCGTCCGCCAGGTCGTCGGGGTTGTTGGGGTCGGCGACGAACCGCTGCTGCTCGTCCGGGGCTACGTCGAACAGGCCGCCAGGCTCCTCCGCGGGCTGCGGCTTCGGCTTGTCCTCACGCTTCGGAGCGCGGCCGGCGCGGCGGGCCTCTTCCGCCTCGAGGACCTGCAGCCGGGTTCGGTCGACGCCGGACAGCTCACCGCCGTTGGCCATCTCCCGCTCCATCAGGGAGACGATCTCGTCGCGGATCTCGCCGTCGTCCATGGAAGACGGGGCCTTGGAGCCTTCAGGGCGCACCGCGTCGAGCTGCTGAGACACCTCGTCGGGCGACATGGTGACCGTGTCCGGGGTGTCCTCCCGCTTCGCGGCCTCCTCAGCGGCCGCGGCTCGGGCCTGGGGCAGGCGCCACGGCTGGTATCCGTCCTCGGAGCGCAGCTCGTCCGGCCGGAAGGCGTGCGACTGAAGAAGGGGCGCGTTGACGTCGAACGGGTTCTTCCGGACGTTGATCGTGCCGTCGGGGTTCTCGCTAATGACGGTCCAGCTATTGCCGTGCTGGTCCCTGACGGGCTGGCCCACGCCGAAGCGGCCGCCGATGTCGCGTGTCACGCCCTCCGGGGTGCGGTACTGGGTGATCCGTCGGGTGTGCTCGTCGACGTGCTGGTGGGGGCTGGGGTCGTAACCGTCCCAGTCGAGACCGGGCGCACCGCCGGCATCCGGCGCGTGCTGCTGGTCGCCGGTCTCGGGGGCGTTCGTCGACGGCGCGTCCGCCCCGCCGGCGCCGCTGCCAGCGTCGGGAACGCTCGCGTTGGGCGCGCCGGTGTGCTTCTCCGCACGGGCGCGCCTCAGCTTGACCGCAGCCTCGTCGACGCGCTTGGTGTAGTTGTTGTAGGCCCGGACTTCCTTCGGGTCAGAGTCGAGCCCTTCGCCACCCGCCAGCGTCCAGGCCCATTCGAGGAGGGCGCGGTGGGTCTCGATCGGCGCGGTGACCTTGAGGGTGCCGTTGGGGCCCTTCTTTGCCTCGGTGAGAGCCTTCCGGGTGTCCGGGTCTTCCATGGCCGCTGTCTCTTCGACGTTCAGGAAGTCGGCGAGGGCTGCGGGCATGGTCAGGGTCACGAGGCCGTCGGGGTCGTCCCAGTTGTGCCTCAGCGGCTCACCGGACGGTCCATGGTCCGCGGGCGCGTTCGGCTGCGGCGTGTTGGCGTGCGCAGACGGAGCCTGGGGGGTGTTCTGCTCCTCGTCGAACTCCTGGCGGGCCCGCTTGATGGCGGTCTGGATGTTCTCGCCCCTGTCCGAGCGCCAGGTGCTGGCGGCCTCGTCGAGGTCTGGGTTGGAGAAGTCGAACCCGGAAAAGGCCCGGACCTGCGCGCCCTTGGTGGGGGCGGTCCGGTTCAGGTGGGCGGCGAACTTGGAGGCTTCCTCGGGGGTGGCGAAGTCACCTGCAAGGTCCATGCGCTGGCCGGTGCCGGTCGCCGTCAGGTACCAGCGGCCGGTGGAGTCGTCACGGAGGATCGCCAGGCGGCCGTCATAGGTGGTGCGCAGGTCCTCGTCTCCTGCGACGGACCGGAGGAACTGCGCCATCTGCGGCTTCTGGCCAGGCTGATCGGCCAGGGTGAGGAAGTGCTGGCGCACGGCTGCGGTGTCCGGGAAGCGGCCGCCGGCCCCGTGCACCTGGTTGGGCAGCGCACGGACGTTGATGGGGTGCTTGCCGTCGGCAGGTTCGTCCTGGTCGTCGTTTTCGCGAGGGCCGACGGGGTGGTCGTCTTCCCCGATCGGGCGGCCGCGGTCGTCGACGTGGTGAGGCTCGTTCGGAGTGGTGGGGTCGCCGGCGTCATCATGGACGACACCGTTTCCGCGGGCCGGGTCCTTGTCCCGCTTCTCGTCCTCCGACTCGACCTTGTCCTCGTTGTCGGTCGGCGCGGTGCCGTCGGGGCGGGCGACCATGGTCACCCACTTGGCACTCGTGGTGTGCCGGCGGCCGTCAAACTCGTTCGGCGCGGTCTGGTCCTGGACGAGGACGCGGTCGTTGGGGAGCGCGCGGAGGACTCGCGCGAGCTGGCCGCCCCACAGCCGCACGGTTCCGCCCGTCTCGATAAAGCGCCCCTTGCTGTCGCGGGGGTGCAGGGCGGGGTTCCACTTACGGCGGGCGGCCTTGACCTCGAGGCTCGGGTCCTGCAACTCAGCGTGTGCAGCAGTGGGGCGATTCAGCATGCGGCGGACCATGCACACCCGGGGTGGTTACCGTCGCGCGCTGGCCCGTGGATACGCTGCCTGTGCGATGCCGATGCACTCGCACCCAGTCGGGGAGTCCCTTGGCCCGTGTCTTCCGCCGAAGTTGGCACGGCCGCGGGGCTCCCCGATCACATCGTCTCGGTGAGAATGTGCAGCGCGAACCAGCCCGAGAAACCGAACCAGGCAACCGCGAAGACCGCCCGGCCGACCTTGCTAGAGCGGGTGCGGAACAGACGGCGGACGTTCTCCGACAGGGTGTCCTCGTCGCGCTTGTTGGCCAGGGCGATGGCCTCGGCGACGGCGAAGACAGTCGTCCAGGCGATCCAGATGGCTGCCCACATGGCTGATCACTCCTCGGGGTCGGTGGCGTAGAAGAGACGGCATCGGCAGTTGATCGTCAGGGCGAGCGGCGCGAACGGGTCGCCGGGGTAGCGGAGCTGTGTGCCCGTGGTGCCGACCTGGAACGGGACGCCGACCGGCAGGGTCTTGCCCTGCAGTTCCCTGTGGGCGGGGCGTACGCGGTCGTCCTGGCGGGTGAGCCACGTCCGGGTGACTCCGGGCCCGGCTCCCTCGGCTGCGGCGTCTGCGGCCCCATTGATGGTCGAGACGGCGCACGTCTCCGCGACCCGGGCCACGAGGTCGGGGCCGGCCGAGTTGTAGAAGCCGCTGACCACGTGCTTGAGCGTCTCCAGGTCGAGGTTCGGGTCTTCCTGCGCCTGGTGCAGCACTTCGGCGAGCTGGCCGAGGAACGCGGCCATGGCCTCCCCGGCGTGGGTGGCGGTGACCAGCGCCGGAGCGATCACGGCCGGGGGCACGGTCTCGGAGCCGGTGAGAGCCTGGCCCAGCTTGCGGGCGGTGGCGGCCGCGGCCTGCTGCAGGATCGGGGCGAGGGTGTTGGTGGTCTCCTCCGCCCAGCGGGATGCGCTGACGACGCGGTCCTCGTCCAGGTTCGCGTCACCGCCTCGGGTGTCGTTCTCGTTCTCCGGCTGCCAGAACCGCGTGTGCTTGCGGATCTTCGGGGCGTGGAGCCGGGCGACGATGACGCCCTCCTGGCGTGCCAGCAGCGCGGTGAGCGCTGCCTGTACGGCCGCGGACAGGGCGTCGAAGTCGGCGTCGGTGACCTCGAAGCCGTCGGGGAGCGCCTTCGTCTCGATCTGGGCGCGGGCGACGTCCTCGGCTGCAGGGCCCGGGGCGGGCTGCATCACGGACGCGCGGGCGCGGGCGACGTCGTCGGCCGCGGGCCCGGGAGCTGCTTCGGTGTCGGTGGCGGCGCGTGCGGCCGTGACGTCGTCGGCTGCGGGCGTGGCAGAGTCGGCGGCTGGTCCGCCGGAGGCTTGCGCGCGGGCTGCGGCGACGTCGTCGGCAGCGGTCGGGGCTGGGGTGGCAGAGCTGGCTGCGGCGACCGCCGCGGCGGCGGACTGGTTCCCGCCGGCCGCGGGCGGTGCGGTGTTCGGGTCCATCCCGGGGGCTGCGCCTGGTGCGCCGCCGGCGCCCGGCTGGGGGTCGAGGCCGAGAGCGGCCGCGTCCTGGGGGTTGGCGGGAACGGGTGCCTTCTGCGGGCTGATCCACAGCGCGCGGGACTGCGCCGTGTTCAGGGGGCGGCGCCCGGCTGCCTGGCGGTACTCGTCGATGCTGATAAGGCCTGCGTCGAACTCCGCGCGGGCTTCCTCGCGGGCCTGGCGGCGGGGGAACTCCAGCGCCTGGATACGGGAGGTGTCGAATCTGATCACCCAGTCGTCGGACAGCTCCGGGTCGAACGCGGAGGCGACCAGGTTGAGGTGCGGCAGCTCGGTGTGCGCCCAGAAGTTCCACTCTTCCCGGTCGGCGTTGTTGAACGTCCGCTCGGAGGCGTTGCCGATGATGGACTCGTACACGCCGAACGCGGAGAGGATCTCGTTCTTCGCGGTGCTGGACAGCGTCTCGTAGGCCATTTCCCGCGGGCGGGCGGAGGTGTCGACGTAGGTGACGCCACCAGGTCCTGTACCGACGAGGGTGAGCTGCCCGGCGTTGTGCGCGCCCGGGGCGAGGCGCTTCTGGATCCGGTCGACTTCGGCCGGGTCGACGCCGTCCAGGTCGATGCCCAGCACGCCACCGGGCCGGCCGTCGTTGTCGATGAAGCTGATGTTGTAGGTGCGGGCCTTCACGTCCAGGTCGACGGACAGGCCGGCCGCCTCGAGCGGGGTCACGCCGCAGAAGGGGTCGGTGGGGTGTGGGTCCCTGATCCAGATGACCTGTTCGGGCTTGAGTTCGCGGATGTGCCCGGCGTAGTCCATGAACTCGAAGTGCTTGACGTACTCGGCGTTCTCGTCGTCCGGGATGATCTGGACGCGGTCGGGCGGCAGCAGGTCGAGGCGGGTCAGGACCCCGCGTCGGTTCTTGGTCTTCTCGATGAACACGCCCTTCTTGCTGAGCAGCAACTGGGCGCTGAGCCGCTTCTTGAAGACGTCGCCGGTCTCCAGCGGGTTGGCTTGCTTGTTGAGGAGCTTCAGCAGCGGGTGGTCCTCGAGGATCTCCTTGAACTCGCGCTCGTCGCCGCCGCGGCCGATCTGCACCGGCAGCGTGGATGCGTGCTTGCTGATCGCTTCCACTGATTTGAAGGTCCAGATGGAGCGCTCGTAGCCCTCGACGATGACGCGCTCGAGGTCCCAGCCGTCCGCGCGGCCAGGAGTGCCCCACACGTTCGTGACACCGGCGTACGACATGGACGTGTAGACGCCCCCGCCGAGGAAGTCCTTCGTCTCAACGGGCGGCGGCGCGGGCTCTACCGTGCCCCGGGGGACGAGCAGGCCACGCAGCGCGGGGAAGAGTTGGCGTGGCATCAGGCCCCCTCAGCGCTGGACAGCCACAAACCAACGGCGACAGCGAGGAGGCTGATAGCCAGCCATCCCAGCGGCGGCAGCAGATAGAACAGGAGGGCTGTCTGCCCGGCATATGCAGCGAATGCAGCGATGGCTCCGGCGTCTTGCTGCCACCGGTGCTTGCAGTGGCGGCGCACGACCACGCCACTGGCGCACAGCCCGACGAGGGCGGCCGACAGGCCGGCGGCCCAGTGCAGGGTGCCCAACGCACCGAGGCCGCCGAGCACACCGAAGGAGAGCAGGAGGAGTCCGAAGGCCTCCCGGCCGATCTTCGCGTCGGGAAGCACGGACCCCGTGATGCCTGTGGAGTCGTCGTTCGACGGCTGAGGTTGCTGAGTAGTCACGCCGCGCACCATGAACAGCGGGCGGCGTTAGTGTCGCGCGGTCGCAGACGAGAGTGCGTGACCGCGGTGGGAGCCCTGCCGTTCTTCTAGCGTGGAAGAAGCCGAGAAGGTAGTAGAGGAGACCGCCTACGAGATGGGGGTGTCTCTCGCGACGGTGCGCAGCATGTTCGCCCTCTGCGATCGGCTGGCCTCTGAACACGGCGATGAGTGGAGAAACCACTATGGTGCCGGTCTGGTGGCTGCCCTCCTGAACGAAGAACCCTGGGCGAAGGAGCTGCTACTCGCCCAGTTGGAACCCGGCGCGTGTGCCATGACCGACACGGTCGAACTTGCGGAACGTGTCGGCGGTGACGCTGCACTCGCTCTCCATCACACGACAGGCCTTCCCAGGGAAACCGCAGACTGGTTCGTTGACCTGGTCCATCAGACCCGAAGGCGGTGACGGCCCGAGCGCGTCACCGAGGTGGCCGAGAGACCCCGGACATGTAGGCGCCGATACCGCGCCGGTTGATCGTGCCGCCGGGGATGATCCGTGCGTTCGCCGGCGGGGTGGGGATCTTCCGCTTCGCTCGCTTGCTCTGGTCTCCGCCGATCAGGTGCGTGTTGTCAATCTTGGCGGCGCAGTCGGTGCCCTTCACCTCGTCGTACGGGCGGCGGCATCCCTTGCAGTACACCTCGAGCGCGTCGACGCGCTGCCCTGCGGAGGCCTTGAAGGAGCCGCGGTAGTCGGCGACGCTCGCGATCTTCGGCGTGACCTCGATCTCGGCGGCCACGACCCAGACGTGGGAGAGATCAGGCTTCTTCTCCGGTTCGTCGGCCGGCTCCGGCGGGGGAGCGGTCTCCTGCTCCGGCGCAGGCTTCGCAGCGGGGCGAGTGACCGGGTTGGGCGCAGGCTCGGGCTCGAGCCAGGCGAACAAGCTCTCCTGCAGATGGGAGCGGCTGGTCTGGGGCGAGAGGGGGGCTGTCGCGGTCGTCAC